CTCAATTCCTTTACCTGCTTCTTTAATGCCGCGTTTTCATCCATTACCTTCATGATTTTGCAATCCTTACTATGATCGCATCTTGCGTCTACACTGTAGTTGTCGCACATCTGGCAGATCTCCGTTTTATTCATAGTCGTTACCTCTCCTAAACTTTAATTTACGCAAACCGGAGCTGCCCGGTCTGCTCCTGTATTACTTTCATATTTGGAGTACGCTCTGCCACACATAATTCCGGTAGATTTGCTCTCACCAGTGCTGCAGGGATCGGCGGGCATACCGCGTTTCCACATCTGCGTACCTGTTCGCTGCGGGGGTAGGTCTTGCCAGTATAATCGTGGTCGATTATGTAATCATCAGGGAATCCCTGACATCCGTATAACTCCCTAGGTTCCAGCATTCGCAATCCAATGTCTACGATCTTGTAATCTACTCCTTCGATAGTTACTAATCCAAACCTGTCACGTGATGTCACGGTATCCAAAGGCTCTTTTATGTCCTGACCGGTTCCCTGCCCGTAATATTTCACTAAGAAGGCTCTCACCTCTCATCTCGGAATATAAAACTCGTTTTCACAAAGATACCGCTTTCCCTGATAAGAAACCCTGTAACTTCTCGGCGGTTTACATGGAGCGTATGTAAGATTTTTTTCACATTCGGAATTTTCTATAATCTTCCTTTCCTGTCTGACCTTCTGCAAAAAGTTTTTAATTGTCGATGCACTATATCCGATTTCTCTGCCGATTTCTTCATATGTTTTTCCGTCTTCACTCATGGAGAAAATTTTATCCTCATAATCTGAAATCGTTATTTTAGGAATGACATTTCTTCTTATCTCCCTCACATATACTTTGCTGATTCCTGTCTTTTCGGCAATTTCATCGGTAGATGCACCGCTTTGAATCATGGAATATGCAATTTCTTTTTTTGTCATATCGCACTCTCCTTAATTAAACGGTAGTTCTTCGTCAATTCCGTCTGGAATGCTCATAAATTCATCACCAGTAGATTCCCCAACAGGCGGTGCTTGTGTATTATGATTTTGGGATTGAGAAGCGTTCTTACTTTCAGCAAATTCCTGTTCCTCAACAACAACATCTGTCGTGTAAACTTTCTGACCGTCCTTATTTGTGTAGTTTCCGGTCTGAATACGACCGACAATCAGCATCTTAATTCCCTTTCGCAGATATTTTTCTGCAAATTCGGCGGTCTTACCAAAACAAATGCAGCTAATGAAATCTGCGTTCTGATCTCCGTCTTTCTTAAATCTCCTGTCTACCGCAACCGTATATCTTGCTACAGCCGTTGACTTTTCTCCCTGTGAATATCTCACTTCCGGATCACGAACAAGTCTTCCGCATATAAATACTTTATTCATGGCGTTTTACCTCACTTTCATGGTTTAGTTTCAACAGAAATTGGCTGTTCTGTATGGAAATATATCTTGTAATGATACGGGTCTGTATGCGTTCCGGTAATGTCTTCTACAACGTACATAGTGTAATCATTCAGATAAATATAATTTTTCTTATACTCATTAGCTCCCGTCTTAACCGTACAGACCAGTTCTCCGGATGTGTTATTGGAAATAGACATGTAGCCTTCTGCTTCCATGATAATCTTATCCGTTCTAGCATTGTATACTGTGATCCGCCGTTCCGACTCAAAGTAATCTGCCTGTTTAGAAATGTTGGCATTTACCCTATCCGCTTCGCTACAACCAGTAAGAAAAGGTGCGATAATGACAAATACGATAAGGAAAAATGCAATTGATAATCTTGCCACTTTTTTCATTCTGAATACCTCACTTTCAAATAATTGTTTTTATTAGTAATGATAAAAAAATAATCATCCAAAACAAATCTTTTAACTTATTGTTCTTTTTAAACTGAAAATACCAAAATGCTACAAAAAAACTACACGACACCATTGATATTGCATCAATTATAGAAATCCAAACGTTCAAAACGGACACTCACCGCCCTTTCTTAAAATCCATTCCTTACCGTCCTTTGCAACGTCCGAATTGACTCTAGGAACGATATTCTTAACTTCTTCGATAACTTTATCCTCTTCGCAAGTATCTCTTCCCAAATGGCACAATATAACGTTTACAAGGCTATTTGTTGCATTCTCCTTGATGATTCCTTTTGTCGTTTCCAGTTCGCAGTGACCTCGAACCTTGTGGACATAATTCGGAGCATCCATATCAACCATTGATTTCATGTAATTGCACTCAATCAGCATATGGTCTACGCTCTGCTTTCGAAAAGAATACGGGCAGTATTCCAAATCCGTCATGTATAAGATTTTCTGTTCGTCCGGAGTCTTAATCAGAAATCCGTTATTCCAACAACCGTTGTGTGGGACATCAAAAGCTTGTATATTAAAACTTCCAAGTGAAAACCTCATGGACTTCACGTTTCCGGATTCATACGGTGCTACGACCTTGATTCCCATGTGCCGTAAATCCTCAAGGCTCTTACTGTGGTCTGTGTGCCGGTGCGTAACAATCGCACCGACTACACATTTCACATTCCAGTTCAACCCACGCTTAATATCCATAATCGGTATTCCGGAATCAATGATAAGGATTTCTCCGTTATCAGCTTCGAGAAGATAGCAGTTTCCTTTACTTCCGGAAGATAGGCACTTTAAAATCATGGTCTACACCTCATCATCTTTCGGAAACTGAAATAATCTGTATTTATAACTCATATACGCATCATGCATCATTCCCATAGCCTTGATTGCCTTTTCTTGATTTGAATAATGTGCTATGGTTCCATTGAAAGCGGCTCTTGGACTTACAGATACGTCACTTGCCGCACATATGGTATTATCTTTTGCCACGGCAAAAACGAACCATTCATACGGAATATCAAGTGTTCCGTCCTGACTTATAACTCTCATTAAAAAACTCCTTCCTAAACCATTTTTACATTTTCAATGTGGTATCTTCCCATTCCGTTCTTACGCTGCGATCCAATGCCAATATATTTTCCGGTTGTATTAACAACAGATAGGATTGTTTCTGGTGGAAAAACAATGTCAACGCAACTAATCAAAATATCGCATTTCCAACCGCTAAAAACATTCTGTGTCTGTATAACAGATGTTGTGCACATTTCATTAGTCGGAACAAGAGTATCTTCAATTCTTACCGAAGAAAATGTAATAGGAAAAATGGTATCTCCCATACACAATGCTCTTGTAAAATCAGTTCCGTTTTTACCTGTACTGTCCTTGTAAAAAGTAACAAACGCTTCTTTAAAACTTTTTCTAAAACCAATTCCAAGTAAACAAGGCTGATTTTCTTTCATGTACCTCTTCCATTCATCTTCCGTGTAAAGAGAGATATCTTCATCGTGATATTCGATAGGATTCTTCCAATGAATAGAAGTGATTCTGTTTTCCCAAATATTTTTAGATTGTTTAAATATATCTGGTAGATCACTTCCTTTGTCGTGCGATTGTCTCCAAACTTCTGATTGAACATACAACCTGTTTCTTGAAGATAAAATCAAATCAGTATCTCCAACAAGAGAAATAAGCATTGTTGTTTCTTTCAGAGGTTCTATTGTGATCTTCTTTGCTTTTGCCATTTTTTTCTCCTTTCCTTTGCATCATCAAGTGCCTAACAGGTAAGTCAAAATCTATGTGGTTTATCTATTTTTGCTACGCTGTTCTGAATTATAGTTTTCTGCTCTGTAGTTTGCTGTTCTGTAGTGTTTTGGCAAGAAATCACCTTACCTACTAGACACTTGAAAATGCCTTTTTGCACTGATAGGCATTGTGTCAGCTTTAAAATCAATTTTTAGTTATTTCCTCTGTTCTGTATTTTGCTTCTCTTATCTGTAGTTTTCTTTTCTGAATTATTGACTTTAATGCCAACATAACACCTACCAGTACGCTAAATATATTTTTGTTCCTTTATAATGCTTCTATTGTTTCAAATACCGATTCCAATTCAGTAAGTGTCGAATATCTCCTTTTGAAGCTTTCAAGTTCCGATTTCGCCCGTTTAAGCAACGCCTGGTATTCGTCCTCTTGCACAAGAAATTGTGTCGTTGGCTGATAGACAGTTCTTTCCGAACTAATCTGAAAGCATCTTACGGGCTGTTCCTCTTTTGCGACTTTTTTATACACAAGGTTTACAATTATCTGTCTCGCCTGTATCAATCTGTATTTTTCAGCAGCTACGGAATCGTCCCACTCAAAGCACTTATGAAGTTCCGAATTTTCATTCCTTGCCTTTTCCAGTAACTCTTGCGGAGAAATTTTGTTATCCCCTATTTCGTCTGCAATCTTTTGAGCATCCGCCTTGTAAATACCTTTAATCTTCCACTCCGCTTGCATAAAACTCCTTTCTCGAATCACCTTGTTTCATCATTCCTTATCCCTCTGCAAACGGAGCCGTTGCCGTTTGTTCGTCCGGTTCAGTTACGACTTCTCCCTCTGCAACTTCCTCAAACTCCTGTGCGTTGGCGTTCTGTTCAATGTCCTTCTGCACAATCTTCTGCAAATCTTCCATTGGATATTCTTTGAAATTTCCGTCCTCAATTTCTTCTCTTGTGTGAATACCCATTGTAAGTTCCGGACAGTTTAAGGAAGAAAAGAATGAAGCTGCACGGTAGCGAAGCATAAGCTGCGGCATAGTTTTCCATTTACTTCCATTCTTTCCATACCACCCTTCGTCTTTTGCCATTTGCATATTGACTTCCATGCCTTCAATTTTTCTGCCATTTTTCGTAGTCCAAGCCACACAAGAATACGGTTTTCCGTCCTTGTCTTTTGTCTCTTCATACTGCAATTCCATGTCGAATTTTCCGGATTGGTTAATCATAGCAATAAGAAATTTTGACGCCCATGATGGTTTCCCCTGAATCGGAAATAAGTTCTGCATAACCATAATCGGACTGATATTAAGTCGCTGCGCCTGTTCAATCGCAATCAAGCAATTTGACGGATTCTTCTGATAAATCTGCTGGACAATGGTTGATTCTGAAAGTGCCTTTGCCATCTGCATTGCCATAATAAAGTTGTCCGAAGTTCCAAAGATTCCAAGGCTATAATCCGTGACCTTGTTGGTACTTTCCTTGACTTCTGCCTTGCTTTTAACTGCTACCTCTGTCGTTTCTGCCATAATTATTCAACCTCACTTTCTTCCGGCTTATTCATCGGGAAATCATCATCAACAACTATCTTTGCTGGATAAATCTTTTCGATGCTCTTCGGCATCAGTGCAAACAGGCTGCCGTCAAGAATGTTTTCAAATTCCAGTGATCCTCGTTTTCCGAATCCATTAAACTTTCCTACAATGCTCTTTCCTTCTGCCGTAAATAACAGGGAATCTCCGACCTTGATTTCTACGCCGTTTGTTGTTTTGGCGCATATGTTTGTGGTCTTTTCAATTTTCATTTCCTACCTCCAATTCTTTCACATACAAATCCAATGACCTGCATAGCTTTACACAATTTCCATGTGATAAATGATTTTTACAAGAATCAAATTTCTGTCGAAACTTTTCTTCCGTCATATATCCTTTGATTACTTGCTCTTTCCAACTTCGGATTTTCTTTTTCGTGTCTCTCTTTTTCTTTCCACTTACTTTCCGTATGTATTTTCCTTCATTCGTAACATAATGATGAAATCCTACAAATAAAATTCCTTTTGAAAAAGGAACTATTTGTGTCTTTCCGTTCAGTGAAAGACCTAATGTCAAAACAAATTCTCGTATGCAATACAAACAATATTTCAGATATTCCTTACTGTTACAAATAAGGTAAAAATCATCACAGTATCTTCCATACAATTCTATTCCAAGTTCTCCGGTAATAAAGTGATCCAGTCCATTCAGGAATAGAAGTCCGTAAATGCCGGATGTCTGATTTCCAAGTGGTAACCCAATATTTTCCGTACTCTCAATGTACAAATGATTCAGCCACATCACAAAAGGATCTCCAAAATAAAAATCAACAACATCTTCCGCTTTTTCATGATCTACTTGATAATAAAACTGCCTTATGTCGCATTTCAAAATCTATCCAGAATTTCCATATTTCTCATAATGCTTAAGCATCTGACTTTTCAAACTGTTCATCGCATACATATTTCCCTTACCGGATTGTCCGGCATAATTTGTATCAATAAACTCTCTTTCAAGTCTGGGAAGCAATATTTCATCACATAAGCACCTCTGAACGACCTTATCCTTAAAAGAACATGATTTAATCACTCTTTCCTTTGGTTCGTATATTTTGAACTCATTATATGGATTCACCCGGTACGTCTGATTTTCCAGTTGTTCTTTTAAGATGTGTAGTCCTTCAAGGCTCATGTTTTGAAATTTAGCAGTTCCATTATTGTATTTCTTACCAGATTTAGCTTTTCGATATGCTTTGTATAAATTGGAAAAATCACAAATAGTTTCCTTATCCAAAATAAAAACTCCTTTGTATTTACCCATTTAGGGAAGGTTATGCACCTTTTTGTATCTATTAATTCCGATTTCGGCTTATTGCCTACTCTATCTGCCTGTTTGATACAGAATGGGCGAACGCCGTTGTTGTTGTTACAGTTGTTGTTGTCAATGTTGCCCGACGGGCAAACAACGGTTTATACGGCGCATAACCTAAAATGTTACCGTTCTTTATCTTTAGTACGCCATGCAATAGCCATATGCTTAATATCAGCAACCATTTTAGACCAATATTCCATGCTGCCAACGTTAATAATATTCAGATTCTTTGAAAGTTCTATAAAAAACAACAATTCGTCACAATATATAATCGCTTTAGTCTGCAATTCAGAACGTTCTTTTTTATTGTTTTTCAGATCCGTCCTGTTGGCTTCGTGCAAACAAGTGTATATGTCCAATGACTTATTCTGCATTTTATCTACCAGAGAAAATCTAAACTTCTTCGGATGCCGGTTGCAGTTCGATGTGATTCTCAACGTATGCTCCGCTAATTCCTTGGCTTTTAATATAACTTTAAGTTCCGTTTCTGCCATTTACTTATTCTCCTGATTCAAAGATTGAAGAATCAAAGATACAAAATGGGCGAACGCCGCAGCGGTAGTTACAGAAGCCGCTGACAATGTTGCCCGACGGGCAAAGAACGGCTCCAATGCTTTCATACCCGTCTCTATTTACTCCCCACGGAGTCAATAACCACAAGTATTCATTTAATTCAATAACTTCTCGATATTTCCTGTATTCGTCAAATGTAAGAAGAGAAACTTTATCTTCACAAGTTCCATAGTCATTTCTTCCGTCAAGAGAAATCAAATCTCTTTCAAAAGAAACAATGTTCTCCGATCCGACAGAATCACATATTTTTTCCAAATATTCTCCATTCAAATATTTTCTAAGAGAACTGGATTTCCAATCATTTGAGTCTTCATCAAATTTCATGTCCTTAATGCCGCTTGCAAGGCAATAATATCCTTTTTCATTGATATCAAGAACCATCCATGTAGATCCAGCAAGTTCAAAAGTATCTCCGATACCAATAATCTTATTTATTTTTACCGAATTTCTTTTCTCAATTTGAATCACCTTTTCCTCCAAGTTCTTAACTCTTTCCTCTAAACTTTTCATTATTTATCTCCTTTCTTTGATACAAAGATATTAGATTTTAAGATACAAAAAGGGCGAACGCCGAGGTCGTCGTTACAGCAGTAGTAGCCAAAGTAGCCCGACGGGCTAACAACGGACATTCCGTATCTATAACCTCTTTTCGCTGTAGACCACGGAGTTAATGTCCACCACCAATTATCCAAATCTTCATTTACCAGTAAATCGTTATATAATCTGGCTTCATCAAAAGTAATAGACCGTACTTTTGCAGAAACATCTTCAAATTCTTTTTGCATATCAAGCGATCTCAAGGAAACTTCGTGTTCTACAATGTTTTCAGCACCTACTTCCGATTCAATAACCGGCTGAATTTTTTCTTCAATAAATTTCTTAATTTCGGATTTATTGTAGTCTCTCGTATCAGGATCAAAACTGATATTTTCTGCCATAAAACCTTTAGAAATCACCTTTGTAACATCCACTCCTTGATCTAAAACAATAAACTCATGTTCTCCGATCATAAAGGATTCCCCACGTCTCAATTCGGAAAGTTTAATCTTGCTTTCCTTTTCTTTCTGTTCCAACATTTTTACAAGTTCTCTTGCTTTTTCTAATTCTTTACTCATAGCAATCCTCCATTTATTTTTGATTTAAAATTTCATATAGATTTTTCAGCCTAGCTTCTTCACCATCAAGAACGTTCATTTTCTCGACAACTCTTCGCTTAAAAATAGTTCTTGCACAATCTTCGTCCTTCTTAAATTGCACAACAACCGGATTTAATCTACCGATAACTACACCGATTTCCGTCTTTTTTACCAGTTTGTCTGTATAGCCTTCCGGAAACATTGTAGATGCAACATATGATTTTGGCTTTTCATTGACCTCACACTCTTCAACACGGACACCGCCTACAACATTTAAATCTAAAAAGTGAAAATACAGTTTCATTTTCATACCCCTTTCACGGACAATTCCTTTTCATCTGTCCTTTTCAGTAATACAAGCTGGCTTTCGATTTCCGGAATGCGCCAATCATCAACGGATTCTGTATCATCAACGATAATGGGAATTTCAACACCGTATTTCTTCTGAAATGCTCGGCAAATGTCGATCTCAACAAGGATTCTTGCACCGTGGTTTAATCTCTGACCGTATGGCTCGCCGTTGTAGATAAACTCGCAGCATTCCTCTGTATCACCGTTAATAAGTGGTCGGAACATCTTCACTTTGCAGAAATTCAAGTAACTGTTTACATCAGATTCCAGTAGTTCATTTTTCTTCCGGCTAAACCTCTTTAGCAGATCAAGTTGAGCCTGAACATCCGTGATCTTCTGTGCAATATTTCTCTTTTCTTCTTCCAGTTCAGCAATTCTATCGTCCAGTTGTGCATTAAATGCTGACTTTGCAATTTTAGCCTGTACTTCTGCCAGATCTGCGTTTGCAAGGTCTTTTTCTGCTTTGTACTTCACTCTGATATCATCAATGGAATTTTCTTTTTTCATAGCAGCTTCCATCTTCAAAATCTGCTTCTGAATTTCCTTTACCTCTTCTGTATCAGAGATATCCACAACAGACGGAATTGCATTATATTCTGCGTTCATTTCCGCAATATCACTAACGATCTTATTCAATTTAGTTTCATTTTCTTCAATAGATTCATGTATCTTTGAAATCTCCGCATTTCCATCATCAATGTAAGATTTCAGATTCATACCCTCTTCTTCGATCCGTTTCAGTTCATCAGCTTTGTGCTGCTGAAATTCATCCTTTAACTGGTCTTTTTTCTCTTCCTGGTATTCTTGTCCGCAGTAAGGACAAACCAGTGTAGAATCGTCAAATACACGGTCATGTTCTACTTTCCATTTCTTTGCAAGATTCTTTCGATCCTCTTCTTTCGTAAGAATGGAACTGGAAAGATACTTGTCTTTAAATCTAAGATTTTTAATTTCGGAATCAAGTTGTTCCCTTTCCCTTTCCAATCTGCTAATCTGTGACCGGATATCAGCACGCTTCTTGTCGTTTTCCCTGTTGGCTTCGTTCTGCAATTCTGAAATCTTAAATTTCAATTCCAAAATTCCGTCAGACTTCTTCTTTTCCTCTTTGAGAAGCACTTCATTGTCAGATAACGATTTATCAATCTGTGCAATTCTTTCAACGATCTCGTTCTTTTGCAGTTCCAGTTCTGCAAAATCAAGATCTACTTTCTGCCGGCTGACTTCATCAATGCGGCTCGGAATCTCATCAAGCAAGTCATTTAAACCCTTGCTGCCGTTCTTACCTCTTGTGCCGTTCAACCGTGTGTTACAACGCTTTTTCAATTCCTCGATTGTTCCGTCTGAAAGAATAGCTTTCAACGGTTCAAATTCAGAAAACATATCGCAGATATCCGCATCAGTATGTTGACCGAAGGTGTCATGTAACAACGCACGCTGCTCTGTAGAATTTTTAAGCAGCAAAGTCATGGCATTAATGCAGTACGGTAATTTACCATCGGAAACAATCCGTTCGCTAATGAAATCCGCATAATCTGTGGCTTTCTTCGGAATGTCATTGACATAGTAATCCGTAACGTTTCCGGTAAACTCGCCTTTCTTATTGATGTTCTGCCGGAATACCTTTTTCATGGTCTTTTCTTCACCATCAATATCGAAGGTAACCGCTCCTACCGTTTCTACGTTGTCCATGTATACTCCGTCTTTATCATGTGGTCTGATTCCTGTGATCTCCTTACCGTTTTCGTCACGGCAATTAAGTACCCAGTAAATCAACGTCTTAATAGTGGACTTTCCGGCTTCGTTCGCTCCGGAAACGATTGTTTTATCTGAAAAATCAAAGTCAATCGTCTTTGTCCCTGTAAATTTACAGAAATTCTGCGCAAATACATGTTTAATTTTTATCTTCCTTTTTCCCTTTCTCTGCTTCATATTCCATTCGTAACCTCATATCAATCATGGAGAACAAAAGATCATATGCAACCTTCCTGATTATGCAACCTGTGTCTCCTTCAAGAGTTCCTGTCAATACGCAAAATGCTTGAAGTGCTGTTGCTGTAAATTTTTGATCTTTACCTTGCTCTACCTTTAATTCATGCATCTTCGAGATAAACTGATTTTTCTTGATAATTTCATAGACCGTATCTACATTTGCATTGTCCATTTTTCGAAATAATTCTTCTTGTTCTTTACTTTTTAAGTCCATTTTCTCTCCCTTCTGCTTCAAAAACGGAAAATTCATATGCGGTTCTTACTTCTACTTCTCCGTTTTCAAATTTCTTAACATATTCACGGCTCTGCAACCGTCCTATCACTTTCAATTTATCTCCAGGCTTTAGCAAGGAAATACCGTTTGCATTTTCTTCCCATGCGATACAAGGAATCGTGTCATACCGTCCGCTTGGCCTACCGCTCTTCAAGCCAAAATCAACAATCGTCCTACCTCTCGGAGTCTTTCTCAATGGCATAATCCATTGAATTTCACCCTCGATACTTCCGGAATCTTCATCCTCTCCAAGAAATTCCGAATTTACATCTATCACATATGGAATTATATATAAGAAAAGATGACGTTTATCGTCTTTCCCCATCCCCCTGTAAGTCCTTATTTCTCCGGAAATAGAAATCTTCTGTCCAAAGTAAAACTGATCTTTAATTTCTTCATGGATATGTACTAAAACACGATCCACATTTCCGCTCAATCTCTTGGTTGCAAGTGGAAATGTATAAATCACACAATCCCCGATTGAATGTGAGTACTTTGGATTATCCATCACCGTTCCCGTTATTTGTATCTCGTTCAATCCTTTCACCCCTTTCTTTTAAAGAATTGTATGCGAACATGGAAAGAAATTTTTTCGTAGTAATCTTTTCGCTTTCGTCAATGCCAATGTACTTTTTAAAATCACTGGTATCTCTTTTAATGTTCTTTAGTGATTCCCTTATTCCACGTTCTACACATCTGTAATCAACTCCGCATTTTTCTCCAACTTCGCAATAGATATACATTGCAAATGACGATTTTCCTAGAGTTTCAAAAGCTAACGGGATCGCTTCTACAAGATACTTAAATCCGACATGATATGGATATATCCCCATGTTCATAAGGATTTTTTCTATCTGTTCTTTTGTCACGTTTGACTTTCTCTCCTTTCTCCGGTATAATAGGGCATGAAAAAGCAATAGCTTATTCATTTTATAGCACCTATTCTGATTACCGGTCGTTGTATGTGCTATTTCTCTGCCCCTACGATCTTTCCATCATTGATGGACAATTCCATGTGGAGCGTGTCGCAAATAGCTTCTAGTTCCTCTATGCTCATATCATTGAAGTTAGTTACAATCATCATCTTTCTCTCCCTTCTCCGGTTTTGTTCTTACAGCATATGCCATAATAATTGTTACCAGCAATTCTACTAACATCGTAGCTATTACTCCGCACCAAAATGGAGGTATATACATTTTCTTCACCTTCTTCCTAACCTTCTGCATCTACAAGCTGCACATATACCTTGCCGCCTGTTTGCTTCATCCAATCCTTGCATTCTTCCAATGTCGGAAAGTAAACATCAATACATCTTCCGGCTTCTATGCTTCCAATGCCGTCACCGTCAGCATCACCGCCAAAACCTGTATCAAGGCATTCGTAATATCCGATAACATCTCCGATCTCTCCATCCTTGCATTCGTACACAATGGCGAGTTTTCCGATCCACTCCCTTTTCACTGCACATATGCCACGCCTGACCTTTGCTCCACTTGCGGTTATTGTTCCCTGACAATATGCCGTGGTGTGCATCACAAACGGTTCGTTATTGGCTTTCACCGGAATGAATAAAAGAAACGCCATTATAATAGGAAGAAACACGATCAATTTCTTTCTCATTTGATATCCTCCGCAAGTTTGTAAAATAGAAATTTATCAATCATATGATTTCTATTTATGTCCTTATCACAAGAAAATGAAGTAGTTCCACCGACAAATACTAACGGTTCTCCGTGTATATCTGTTTTTCCTGAAAAATATCTTGGAATCCACTTATCCATAAGATCGTTTCGAACATACATCTTCGTATCTACAGGAACTTTTCTCCAATCAATTTCCGGCTCTTCGTACTCTGCATCCGCCCATTTCCTCGTTATTTCTGCGCAATCCAAAGACGGATCATTAAAAAGGCAATCTTCACAATCTAAATCCATACAATTACAAAGTTTTCCGTTCTTGCTAACTGAAACTCCGGTTCCACGTATTGCACACTCAATAAGAAAGTCTGCGTATTTCTCTCGGTTTTTCATTTCTACTCCTTTCTAAGAATCGTTATTCCGATTCGTTATTGTTGATCTGTTTTAAGTATTCCTTTGCCAATACTGAGCATCCCAGTTCAAAAACTACGTTCTCAAAACCCTCATCATTATTTGCAAGTTTTCTTATCTCACTTTTAAGTTCCTGCTTATCATGCAAAAATTCAGTTTCAACCTGATTATTTACAATTCTTGAATTGAACACCGCCAATGCTTCGTTTTTCTTCATACTTTCACCCCTTTCCTAAGCGCAATATCTGATTTCGTATTCAGTAACAATTTTGGAATAAATCTCTCGCAATTTCTTATCCTGTTCAATCACATCAATTTTTCTGATATCATCTACTTGTTTCTTTGTGCCGCAAGAATCTTTGGCTCTCTGCTTCATATTATTAACACGCCTATTTAAATCAACACCTGCCCTACGTTCGAGTTCCTTGTACATTTCCGCCTGTAAGATTCCGTAGCTCATTTCCGCTTTAGGTGCTATCTTCGCTATTCTGCCTTTTATCTCTGTTCGCCAATTATCTAGGACAGGCTTTACGGCTTCCTTAATGTTGTTAGTTGTTTCTACCGCCTTTTGCGCTGTTTCCTGTGCAATGGCAATCTTTCTATCCCGTTCCTTGTCCTCTAACTCTTTGTTCACCATTTGATTCAGCAAACCTTGTAACATTTGCAATTCCGGTGACAATTCGTTGTTGGAAATTTTCCGTACATTGAAATATCCATTTACCAATTGTCTTTGAACTGTCCATGCTAAATCGTCAGTAAATGATTTCACTAACATCAGATAACCCTGTTCAGTCAAAAGGACTTTGCTTGTAAAATCGCTATCAGATATAGGAAATAAGCGGCTTCGACGAATTTCGTCTGAGCCTACAATAAAGTAATCTTCACCATCAATAAAACGGCTTTTGTTTGTTCTGAAATTTCTCCCCGCTGTTCCGTCCGGTCTTTTATGAACCATATCTACATCTTTCAACGTGACAACACGCTGTCCGTTGTACTCCTTTATGGATATATCAGCTTCACCAATATGAATTAAATCGTTCGTTTTTTATCACCTCTCTTTTCTAAAATTTTCAACGTCTAGTGCTAGAATGTCATTCCACACTCCTTATTCCAAAAACTCATCTACGACAAGAGCAATTTCAATAGGCGTTTTCATATCCACCTTAACAAGTTCCTCCATTTCGTTTCTGCTTTTTTAATATTCTAAATTAATAGTTATTCTTGGTCTTGCCGTATATCTTTCGTGATCTGCAATACTGGAAAAGTCAACATTGTCATCAAAATCTACCGTTACCGTTACTTCCTGTATATCGCTCGAAATATCTCTGTCAAATTCTGCTTCAACATCGGTATCAAATTCTGCATTAAAATGAAATTCCACTTCTGTATCTGCATTGTACTGTGACAATTCTTGTATTAATTCATATACTGTCATTTGTTCTCCTTTCTATGCTATACTCTCCTATAAGGAGGTGATAAATTGGTATATACCGGGTTCTGCGATAAGCAGAATAAAAATTACTCTGTTGAATTTGCTTCCATAAATGCAACTGCTAAAGAAGATTTAACAGGAAAAATCATAAACGGAAGATTAAATTGCATTTATGCCGGATTGACCGGATGCTGCGATCATCCTAGTCAATGCTCAATTATCAAGAACCTCAACAAGTAATGATTTTGGCTCTCTGAAATATGAGAGCCTATTCTTCTGAAAATCTAACAGGGATTTCACTGTTCTTAAACTTTATGCTTTCTATTTCTCCCATTCCGTCTTGAACCAATCTCAACATCTGAATATCTGTTGAAAAATTAAGTGCGTTCAAGTCAATGGTTAGTACAGGAATGCTATTTCCTACTCCCTGTCTCAAAGAAAAACTTCTAACTCCGTTGAGTTTGTGACCGTCAATAAGAATTTCTGTGAAAATTCCCTCTTTTCTTTCGCACTGTCGAATTTCAATTTTTGATGCTTTCACATTCTCGTTCCTCAATTATTTACTTCCTTAACTCCAGATGTCCGTTTTTCGTACATCTCAACTCTTTGCTAATTTTTTCCACAAGAAAGTTAAACATTTTGAACTTCTGTGGTAAAAAAATATTCCTGTATATCATTCTCTGATAAATCAAGAATTTTAATAGCAGTCAAGATTTCCTGTTGCTTCCAAGGTCTCTTTCCGTTCATTTTTAAAGATAGTGTACGCTCCGAACATCCAAATGCTTTTGCAAAATTGGATTGATTCGAATACTTTTCCACTATTCTCCCTTTCAACTTGCTATAATTAAAAGCCATCCTCAAACCTCCCTTCAAGTTCAATTCTTTTAACTAATTGTATATTATCACCGCACACAAGCCATGTCAATATAAAAATTCAATTATTTTAACTTTTTAAGTTTTATGTCTTGAACTTTTGTTCAAACAATGATATATTCTTATTGGAAAGGAGGTTATAAACAATGAAAAGGTTCACTACCTCGGAAAGATTAAAACAGATAATGGAAGAACAGAATTTAAGGCAAGTGGATATTCTTAATAAAGCACTTCCATATTGCGCCAAATTTGATGTTAAGATGAATAAATCTGATATTAGCCAATATCTTTCTGGGAAATCAGAACCAAGCCAAGATAAACTAGTTATGCTCGGCATGGCTCTTAACGTAACGGAAGCGTGGCTAATGGGTTTTGATGTTCCTTTTGAAAGAAAAGATTCTGCTGCAAAAGCAGAACAAGATTTTGATTTCTATTATAAATACTCTTTGCTTTCCCAAAGAGATAAGGAAATTGTAATGGACATGATAGAATCAATGTTATCCAGAAGTAAAAACGAGGACTAACCCCATTTCATCAAAAATAACCTTATGAATGTATGCAGGTATTCTAATGTACCTGCATCATTTATTTTATTTATCATATCAATTATATGTTTTTTATAATCTTCTTCTCCCATTACGTGACTCCTTTTAAAAATTATTCTATTATCTTCCCGAATTTTCTTTGCAACAATTCATCTAAATCCATGTCGCTTTCGGATTCGATTTCATTGCAAATCATTTCTTCTGGAAGCAAACCTAAGATTTTGAGTACCAGAACCATATTAAAAACTGGTACTCTTTTTCTGTAATCGTCCGATTCTATAAGCTGATTTAAGGAACAAAGGTCTTCAAATTGCTTGTCGGTCAGCTTAATTCCTACATATTCAAATCCGTCTTTACTTGTGTCTAATCTTCTCATTTTACTTGTCCTCCGAGATAATGTCTTTCGATATATTGTATATGTATATCAATATATCAAGCTGCTTTACATTTTTTACCATTTTAATGATTTCATTCCGATAGTCCTCTTCTTCCACTTCGCACCTCTCAATTTCCTTTCCGCACAGTTAAATTATCAAATAATTTATCGCATAATGCAATATTTTACACAATATTTTCTTGTATGATTTTTCACAAAGTTTTATAATAATTTAAATGAGGACGGTGAAAACGCCAATAAACACCGCCCTCAAAACCGGAACTTGTATCTTCCTTTCCGGAAGACAATTACATTTTAACACGGTTATGAAAGGGGAAAACTATGCTATCGGAAGAAAGGATGCGCTATTTATCGACAAAACTCTCAAATGATTCAGAAAATTGTATTGAGAATTTAAGAAACAACATTAAGTTGTATACCGGACAACCGGATATGACGCAAATTGAATTTACGGAACTGACGGGAATATCTACCGCAACACTGAATAATATCCTTTATGATAAGGGTAAAAAGGATATTCAGCTATCAACGGTCGTTTCCATTGCAAAGGCTTTGAAAATCAGCGTTGATGATCTGATTGGAGCAAACTGCATTGATCCAGTTACACAAGAGTCCATAGCCATATGCAAGACGCTGCCTGAACATTCTGTATACATGGTGCGATATTTCATTCGGCACCAAAAGAAAATCAATTCAAAATTGAAACACGGGAAAAAGTACATTTCGGTTTTTGCTCCAAGCTATATTGACAGCCATTTAATGACTACAAACGTCATGGAAAGCGTGTGCATAGATCAACTGCCGGAATCTGTAAAAAATAAGGCTTATTGTGGATTCAGAATCCCTTGTAATTCCTTTATGCCATATTTCATGCAAGGAGAAGTTGTTTTGATTTCTGCCGACCGTGACGCTCTTGACGGTGAACTCTGCATCGTCACTCTTGACGGATATATATATCTAACACAGAAAACCCATAAGATTATTAATGGAAATAAAATATATGAATACATTTCGGTTATCAATAGTAATCTTGTATTTATGGAAAATGATATTGATGATAAAATCGGATATATTGTCGGATTCCTAAATTCCGATGGGACTTTAGGCTTGAGATAAAAATAAGGGGATGCCACAAAGACACCCCCTTTTTATTACATTTCTTTAATTTGCGTTGTAATGCCACGGATAAGGTTGCCGTCTGCATTCATCAGGTAACCCTTACTTGCAAGTGATTCTGCAAATGCCTTTGCATTCTCTTCCGAAGAATACACACCGGCAATGACATAATACAACTTCTTTTCTTCCGTATTTTCTACCGCTTCAATGGAAAGACCGTCATAAATAGCCTGCACCATTTTAGAGCACTCATAAAGCTGAAAATCGTCTACATCATCCACAAAGCAGCACTCAATAAGCATTGCCGATGATTTTGTATTCTTAAGCACATAAAGACCGTCCGAATACTTGACACCACGGTTTGTAAATCCCAGTTTGGCTACACTGTCGCAAATTGCCTGTGCAGTTTTTTCAACTTCTTTTCCTCTGTTATTCGGGTGAATCCATACTTCAACACCCTTTGTCTTTCCATCTGAAATATATTCCTTTGACAAAGCATTGAAGTGGATAGATATATCCAATTCAACCGTATGCCGATTGCACTTTGCTACAATTTTCTTTAATACATCTTTTTGACTTGCACCATTGCCGCACGTACAGTTATATGCCACGTGACCGGCATTCTTGATCTTCTCAATCAATCCATTGCAGACATTCCGATTTTCGTCCGACTCGTTTAGGTAACCGACTGATCCGCAAGCCGTCATTCCACTTGGATTGTGACCGGCATGGATATTAAATGACCGAATCTTTTTTGGTTGTTTTAGGTTGTCTTCCTGTGACTGTTCCGCATCGTATTTTGTTAAATTGTGTTTTTCAATGCAATCAATAAGTGTTTGCGTATATGTTGGAGAAGTTGCATAACCATCTTCTTTAATAAGTTTGCAGTATTCCTTATAGTCCGTCACGCCTACGAGATTTGAGTACCTTTTATTTTCGATCAGGAATTTTGCATGATCTGCAATGGAATCGTCCCAACTGTCATACATCCGGAATGAAGCTTTTACACTTTTGTATTCTCCGTCTTTAAACTCTTGCGTGATTTTACTGTAGGTCTTTCCAGTCCATCTTTTATCCGCTTTAATTCCGAACAGGGCGTTTGCTTCTACCGCAAGCTGACTGGTCCCGCTTGCGCTTTCAATAATCGCCTGTGCAATAGACGGTGACGGAAGAAGATTCGCTGATCTACAGGAATCAATCGTTTTTTGTGCGATTTTTTCAATAAATTCCTTATTTTCCATTTTTATTACCTCACATATCCATGTATTCTGTATCTACCGCTTCTTTTTCTTCTTCTGAATTTGCTTTGATCTCTTTCTTCAAATTAATAAAATCATTAAGCTGCTCAAAGATCTTTTTCGCATATATGGTTATGGCAGCTAAAATCATTGTTTTGGGTTGTACTCCCAAAGCATTTCCGATTTCCGGAATTGTTTCTATGCAATACGCCAGTGCCACGAACATGAATCCAATTCCAAGAAACTGAATCACTCCATTCAGCAGCTTCTTCCAACTGAAAGAAAACTGTTTCAGCTTTACATTGTTTACAACACCGCCTACAATGTTTGCCAAAGCTAAAATTGCCAATACAACGATTAATTTAATACATTCTTCCATACCTATACCTCCTTGAATAAAATGTAATGTGGTTTCTGTTCACCAAATAACCAGTATCTTAAATAATCATCAAGCACAATCGCAAAAGCAGAAACTAAAAACCAAAGTAATGTAAATGGCAAACAAATTTGTCCTAAAATATTAAATGGCAAATTGGAATAATCCCATACTTGCCACCCTAAAACTATGTTGATAAAAAATCCTGAAACAAATTCTAAACAAGTAATAGTCAATGCTCCTATTACCATCTGTTTTACAAACGGCATATTCCAATCAATATAGTTGTTAATACAACCAATCAGGTAAAATGCAATACCACCCACAAGAAACATTGTCCAATGACTTTTACCTCTAAAAAACAGTTCTAATAAGACATAAAGAAAGCCACCTATTACAATAAGAATAAGTGGCTTTACCGCCCTACGCATTTTGCATAGCGTACATATCCCGAAGTACCTCTGACTGATACTCGGTCGGAATATATACACCGTAATCAACAGAATTTACACTTTCCTTATCTGCCATACTTCGAATGTAATTTCGAAGATCACGGAAATAAGTAATGTGATATGTCAGAAAACTTTCTGCCTTTTGCGTAATTAAAAGCATATCTGCCGCTCCATACCAACGGCACTTTTTTTCTTCGTCATTTTCGTGCCAAGGAATCTTTTCTTCTCCTTTTTCAGCCTTAGATCTCAACGTCCCAAGAGATACTTGATCGTAAAGTCCAAGAGAAAAGTTTCCTACTGTTCCGTCCAAAAGAGTAACTTCAATTCCATTTGCAATAATCTCTTGCTGCTTAGTGTTCATTTCCTCTATTTTCTGTTCTTTTACTTCATCAAGAGTAGGGATATATTGAAAAACCGCTGTGAATGTTTTATCCGCTTCTATTTCTCCCGTTTCTGGAATTTCAGGATACCATTTTTCAAACACATAATTTTCTTCCAATTCAACACTTGGTACAATCAATTCATTATAGTTATATACCTCCTGCGTTGTTTTTCCGTTTAAACTGCCGCCTCCACTTGTTGAAAAAGTGACTTTCTTTTTCGGTTCTACATAAACTGATTCATTATTTGAAAATTGTACTGCATTTTCAATTTGCCGATAAATAGTCTTATATGACGTGTAATCCCAGTTATCATTTTCTCCAATTCTTGATAAAAAGAATCCTTCTCTTTTTACTGGAAATTCTCCTTTTAACTGGCATATATTTTTTGAAATTTTTGAAAATTCTACTTGATACTCTTCTGTATCATTAAGATATTTTAATTTAAGCATTTTGCTCCTTTCCCCGAAAATTGATTCGGTTTATGAATTAAACAGTAGTTTGAAAGATCAGCCTACTTTCGAATATGACTCCACTGGCAAGATAACAGGCTATAAAACTAAGGTAGGTGCAGATACAGTCTTCCCTTTTAGTGGAGGAAATTTCGAATTGGTCATTGTTGTTCGAGTAGCAGGACGAAATTATGCAGGTGTCCAAGCATCAGCGAAAGGCACAATAACTATTAAATGTGTTGATGGTAAAATCACCTATACTCCATCTGCTGGACAATCTTTTGCAAATAGCAGCTATAGTATTTGGCAAGGGGATCAAACATGGACTGCACAAGAAGTATCAATAGTATCTGTAACATACACTCCGTTATAAGTTAACAACCATTATGTATAAGATTTTATGAAACACATAGTTAATTCCCCATCGATTCTTATCTCTGACCATTTTGTGATTACATCTAACGTATTGTCGATTGGTGTGATTATATATGCTGTATTATCATCCGACAATGTATAAGTTCCATTTGTAATTTCTGATATTGAAAAGTAGGTGTTTCCAAGTTTCATTCTGGATATTGTAAATGTTTTACATCCATTTGGAGCAAATGTAACTCTACCGCCCAATACACGAACATAATGACCAGCACCGGTGATATGACCAACGCCAATAATACTATCAACAATATAAGGACATTTTGTACTAAAAGGGATTACTGTATCGGCACCATCCTTTATATAGCCATAATTACCATCGGAATCTTTACCGAATTTCAAGCCACCGAAACTACTGTTTAATTCATTTACTGCTCCTGCTCCAACAGGATCAGTTACGTTGCCTGCCGTTGCCGCAGCGGTCACTTGCTCCAAAGTCGATAAACCACTTACTGAAGCTGTTGGTTCAGCATAAGTTCCGTCATCACGTAAAAATTTTGTTGTTGTTCCACCATATTTAGGGCATAAACCATTTGCAGTTTTTGAAACAATTCCTGGAGTTCCTGACAGGTCAGAATATTTTCCAGTAAACGCTACCGTCTTTAAATCTGCAAAAAACTTTGCAATTTTTCCCATAATAACAGAATTTTTTTCTTTGGAAGAAATATTTGCTCTGTTTGTTGCCTGCACAAATGTGACAGTTGTATCACTTGCATCCCCGGTTTTTTCAAGATACTTATTTGAATCGAAATTACCAGTGATTTTTTTCCCCGATGCATCATGTGCAGTAACGCCGGAAATTAAATTTTCCGGTGTTACACTGTCCGAAGTCAAGTCAATTAATGTATTTCCACCATATTCCACTTTATTAATTGCCATAATCCATTGCTCCTTTAACCGATAGTTGCCGTTTTTCCTCCGGCGGCGTTTTCCGTTTCTGTATAAGGAATTGCGTTAACAGTAACAGCGGATAAAGCGTCATATCCTGGATCTGCCTGTACCGTCTGTGCAGTTTTTGACGGTGTAACCGTTTTTGCCTGTAGGTTAACACCATTGCCGGAATAGGTACCTTCTACTCCAAGAATGGTTACGCCTTGCTTAATGTTTCCGGCTACAATCTTTTCTTTTTCTGCCGTTGCAATTCCGACTTTTCCGGAACCGTCATGGAATCCAAGCGGAACCGTGTAATCCGTTTCCTTGTCTGTGATTTCTCCTGTAACTGCTCCGTTGTTTGGCATTGTACCTGTCAGCTTCTGACCTCTTGCGTATGCGGTTTTTCCAAGAAGAACTTCTGACACTGCCGCCGTTGCATCGGTGGAATCCACATCTTTCGTGCTTGTACCAGTGATAACTGCGCCGGACTTGTCATGCGCCGTAACACCTTTTGCAAGAGTATCTTCCGTGACGGAATCTCCTGTTAAATCAATAAGCACCTCTTCGCCGTAAACTACTTTGTTAATTGCCATGTTCTTAACCTCCTATTGTGATTGTTTGACCGCCGGACAAGTTATCCACTTCGCTATATGGAATTTTGAGTACCGTAACATCGTCCGTCATAGTTTTATTTTTTGTTTTCATCACTTGCTCTTCCACTTTGGGGATAACAGTATAATCCCCTTTGTAAGTCTCTGTTCCGATTACTTCTTGAAATTTTTCAGAAACCGTCAGTTTGATTCTGCACCCATAACTCATAGACCGATTACCCCCTCTTGCAAAATCTCAACCGCATCAATCTTTTGAACATCTGTTGCAATGGCATTTCCGCCGCTTGTAACCGATCGCATCTGCAAGTAAACGAATCCAGGGCGAAAAGAAAGAGTTTCCTTCTGACTTAAAGAAACTCCTAACGAATTATCCTCTTCATTCACTTGTATGTCCTCTCCAAACTTTGTGATTATCAAATCATCCTGTTTGAGCGTGACATAGATGCTTGACAAATCTGTGACTTTCACACCGTCTACCGCTATTTCAAGTGTTGGCGTTGTACCTCGTTTCATACGATATCACCTCGTTTCTACGAAATTAAAAAGAATGGTCTTACACCCTGTGCAATAGTGTTATTTGTGTATGTAACTAATCCGTTATTCCATATTTCTACATAATAATTTCCATCCCACATGCTTGAAGTCCAATATCCAATTCCGTCATTAATTAAGTTTGGTGCAAAAAGAAATAAAGGAAATTGAACACTGTCAATTCCCCCTCTCATCGAATCATTCGAACCAACTTTTTCACAAACACGACTACCAAATAGTTGATGTTCATTCATTAAATCAATATAGCTATTAACAAATTCACCGTCTGTCGGAACACCATCTACTGCTGATTTTACAAGTCTTGCATTTCTTGAAATCACATGGCTTTCACCAAAATCTGTTCGAACTGTCGTAAGTGCTTGCGAAAGATTTTCTGTTTTCATTTTACTGTTTAAATATCCGGTAGATGTTGAATCTGTATCGTTCATTGCGGCAGAATACATACTTTTATCCGGAACAATAACGGCATGATGGCTTGTAACTTTTTCAACTCCCATTCCTAAATAGATATCAAATCCGGCAATTCGATATACTTTTTCATTAATCGTCCAGTAATCACCTACAAATAAATCATCAAACGTCCCAGCTACAATCTGTGCTGATTGCGAATCTGTAAATGATGTTCCTAAATTTTTTCCTCGGAATACATTATGGCTTCCGGCATTTTGAAGCGTTGATGATTGCGATGATTGACTTGCTTCATAAATCCCCTCTTCCATGTGGTTAAGCCGAGCCGCATTAATCGGCGTTGTCTTTGAAGGTCTGTCAACCCAAGTTTGCTTTATGTATGCCATGTTCTACCCTCCTATATAATTATACGGAAACATAAAAATTCCCTTCCGATTCATCAAAAAGTAAATTGTCCCAATATTCTATTCTTGGTTTGTAGTTAATGCTCATATAAGAAATGCATATACCATTTTCTTTAATTACTTTTGAATTTTTTATGCAAAATATAGTTCCTTCCTTTTTTAAAGAAAGCACCAAATTATATATGTTTTGATATATAATTTCTCCGGTGTCTATATTTTTAATTTTTATTGATTCTTCTGTATTTTTAGTTGCAAGTAATTCATAGTCATAAAAATTTTTTGTTCTCATAATTTTCACTTCATAATAAGTAGTTGAATCTTTTTTATAACTTTTTGAATTATATTGATAAAAATACCCGTCAACAAAAATAGTATGTTCCGGTTTATCTGGATAACTTCCAGATACAACATTGTTCATTGTTGTAATAATTTTTCCTGTTTGAATATCAAATTTCTTTACCCATCTTCTAGTAAAATATTTGTTTAATGCATCATCATAAACATCGTACGTATCAACGGAATATAAATAATTATCATCGGCATAAAAAGTGCCCCAAGTACATAAATGTATTCCTCTTGTTGCACCTCCGGAAGATGTTTTTATTTTTGTGTATTTAATTGTTTCTTCTCCTATTTTTTCTCCGTTTTTATAGAAGTAATAAACATAATCACTTTTGTAATCTTCTATTGGTAAACGAGCAACAATAACAGGTGTTTCACAATCGCATTCTCCAAAAACAATTGATTTATTAATTGTTTCATCATCAATAATGCATTCTTCAACATTTAGTTTATTGTCAACAGTATAGTACTTTGTGTAAGGCTCTACTGCACTTCCATTTTCCACCGTTATGTTTATTGCTATCATGTTGTTCGATAATCCAATATGACCGCTAAAAAAAACATCTTTGTTGCTTTCAAATGGAAGAATATATCTTTTTATTCCATTTTCATTTTCAAAAAGATATATTGGTCTTTCCGATGCAAACGTTCCGCTATTATACGAAACAAAAAAATTGCCTTTTGTATGATATCTGTCCGGATACCCTACAATTGCGCTCGTATCATCTTGATTCCACAATTGTAAGTCAGCCACTTTATTATCAATATCTAATTTTCCTATTCCATGATGTCTATTTTTCCCAACTTCTCCAGCAACAGGAACATAATGTTCAAATAATTTTTTCCATATCAATTGACTTCCCTTATACATGGCAGTGTGATATTGTCCTTTAAAATAAATATCCTTATGATCTTTTCCTTGAAAATAAATCCTTGAACTTTGTTTTCCCATTATTCCACCACCACAATTCCTTGAATCAGATAAACTGTATTTGAATCCGGATTAGCCGGTAACGATGCAACGGAAACTATATTAATTCCACCGCCACCTCCACCGCCGCCACCGCCAGCTTCCAATTTAGAAATCCTTGAATCAAAATCATTGAAAGTCTGCTGATATTGTTGGTCTTGTTGCTTAATAAGGTCAATTGACGTCTGCAAGTCCGTGATAAACTCGCTTTGGTACTCTTCTCCCTTTGCCGTGTAACTGTCACTTAACGCCTGTATTCCGCTCAACTCACGGCTAAACACGTTGTAATACTTCTTTTCCGTTTCTCCTGTGTCAAGATTTCGTACCTTGTAAGATAAAATATCAACACCGCACTCCACAAACGGCAATCCCATGTTCGATGCCTGAAACGGATAGTAGGAATAACCCTCTACATACGGATAAATGTTCTGTGCCATTTGAAGAAGCGTTTCATTGGAAAGTCCGTAGGTGAACATATTTCCTTGAATGATGTAGTTGTTTGTTCCACTTCCATAAGTCACTCCGGCATCGTTCTCATTTTGCCGAATGGTGATTTTATCAACCGGCTTTACCTTAAATTCTTCATACCGGATTTTCTTGTAATACTGCATTGCTTCCGCAACTTCTTCTTCGGTAAGTTCCGTCTCTTCACCGGAAAACGGGTACAAATCATCGGACGGATAAAGATTTCCGGACGGATAAAGACCGCTTTGCGTTGTCCGGTACTCAAACAATCCGTTGCGGTTGATAATCCCAAAAACTCCGTTTATCTGACAGATAGCCTTAATCACGTTCAAAGCCTTAAGCGTCTTTGGGTCGTACTGCTTGCTTATAGAAATATCATCGTTGACAAGTGACGTTTCGTCCTGTGTAATCCCAAGGTAGGTAAACAGGGAATCCCGAAACTTCTTTATGCTGATAGGAAATGTCAGAGAATTGTACCAACTGGAAACCTCTGTATTTCCTTTGGTATAAAGAATGTCATATGCCGTTATGGTCTTGCTTAACCTGTTGTCTTGCAATACGGCACTGTCTACAATGCCATGGAACAACGGTATCGGTTCATCGGTGCTTCCGTCCGTGGTGATAGATGCTTCGATTTTCTTGCCCTTAACATCTTCCTTAAGTCCTTGAATCTGAACAGAAAAGGAACTGGCAATGCAACCAACAAACTCAATGTTGTTCTTTTCCAATATGGACTCTTTCAGTTTCATGCTTTCCTGATAGATTTTTGTGTTGTCAATCGTTAGTCCAAGTTCCGAAAATTTAATAGTCAGGTTCTTATGAACACTAGAACTCCTGTATTCATTTTTGGTTGCATCTGATACGTTCATGCCTTTTCCCTCTATGATTAATACTCAACAAAACTAACTTCGCATTCCTGATACATGATTCCGTCATACGTTCCATAAACTTGAAAACTCCAGTTGGAATCAATGTAAAAATGTCCGGTCTTATAAGTGCAAGTCTCCGGATCATAATAAGAACACTGTGCATCACGCTCTTTTTCGTTGATGTAGCTGCTACGAATGGCAGCCATCATCTCTTCGTGTTGCGCTTCGGTATGGAACGGAATTGAAAACGTGACGCTTGTAGCCGTATGATCTAATGCCGTCCGGTGTAATTCTCCGTTTGCATCACGGTACGAATCTAAATCCTGTCTCGCATTCGGGGTAATCTTGTAAGTATCTGCCCGAATCATTTTGGGAAACTTATATGAACCAAACTGAAACATATATCCTTGATAACTCACTGGCTTACCTCCATAAATGAAAAAGGCACCCACCTTTTAAGTGAATGCCTTATCTCCTGTACGCTTCTCGTAGGAATGTGCTTCTTCCCGAATTGCGTTGAATGCATCGGAAGAATTGATGCTAAAATCTTTGTTTGCAATAATCTGCAAAAACTGTACCGCTGATGATAAAAGTTGTGCTTCGGTCTGTCCGGTACTGTAAATTGCATTGGAAATTCCCGTAATTTCCTGTCCGCCGGCTACTGCCGACTTGCCACCGACCGTTCCAAGGATTTCCGGTACACCGTTCTCTCCGGCTTTAAAGTACGTTGCCGGTTCGATAAATCCGCCGGATGCATAACCACGGACTTTTTTCATGGCGTTCTTTCCGATTTCCGTACCCATATTCACACCGATGTTTACCGTTTTAGGAATTGCGTCAATATTGCTGATTAAACTTTTAATCCACAAAATTGCACCGGTAACCGCATCAATAATGGATTTTACTACACCTCCAACTGCTTCTCCTATTGCAGACCATGCATTTTCCCATGCTTTTTGCACATCAGATAGTCCTGTATATATGCTTTCTTTGAAAGATTCATATTTCTCAATAATATTATCTTTCAATTCTGTAAACGCTTCTTTGATGCTTTCCCATTTTTCTTTTATGGAATCAACTAATCCCTGTGCGCTTGTTTTGATGTTTTCCCATGTTTCATAAAACTTTGTTTTCCATGATTCAAGTGTTTCGGATACTCCGGTTTTGATTAATTCCCATTTTTCCTTGATAAAAGAAACAACTTCTTCAAACACTTCTTTTATCTTATTAAATGCTTCCGGAATCTTCATTAACGTGGTAACCAATGAATATATAGGGTTTCCAATTCTTAATGCCACGTCAACTATATTTGACAAAACCGCAATAATCGGATTGTCTTTAAAGTCGGATTTCATCATATCCCAAGCATCGGTTAATTCTTTGAATTTATCTTTGATGCTGTCAAATGATGAAAAATCTACTTTATCAAATAATTCGTCAAAAAATCCGCCTTCGCCAAGCCAATGGAAGTTTAGATACTCTTCTTTCATGTCTGGAAAAAGATATGCTCCCAATTGTTTTCCTGTCCAGTTTCCGGCAAACCAAGCCGCTATTGCCCCTGTAGCACCAACCCCTATTGTGGCTGCAATCTCTCCAAATGTTCCGGCACCAAAAATGGTTCCAATGTCCATTGTGAGCAAACCGCCAAGTCCACCAAAACTGCTAAACAAACCTCCAGTAGATGCCGATGCAGTTGCACCGCCACCACCTAATTTAGCAAGGTTCTTTAAGGCTTTTGCCATTTTGATTCCACTTAAAACGCTTACCAAGGACTTAATAACTTCAATAGCCGGAGATAATGCGCTAAACGTTGCTGTTGCGGTTTTTAAAACAATAATTCCGGTGGCAATATCTTTTAAAGTATTTGCTACGTCCTCTGCAGAGACATCATCCATCCATTCTTCTATTTTTGTCAGAAAATCTTCAAATTCCTGACTGTTTATAAAGTTTGCAAGAGCATCTGATATATCTCTTACAAAAATAATCAATCCCTCTCCAATTGTTTCTGCAAACGGCTCTACGTGTTCCCACAGTGTTTTTAAATTGGTACGAAGTTTTTCCCAATCTACTTTTTCATTGAAATCAATAAACACTTGCAGCAAATCTGGAAGTCCTTTCTCTAATGTCCACTTTGCAAGAGGTAGCAAAACTGTCTCATAAAAATCTGTAACAATTCCGGATAAACTATCAAATACCGGAACAAGAGATTCTGTCCATTCCTCAATCTTTGTAAGCAATGGAGAAAAATCAAGGTTTTGTGCCCATTCAACCGTTGCATCAGCCGCATGGAGAATGTTCTCAACGATTACTCCGATGATATCCCTGATATTCTGCAAAATATGAAGTCCGGTGTCGTTTTCTTCCCACGCTTCACGGAATCCTTGTGCAAGATATCCAATTACCTTTCCAATATCACCGATAATATAAAGTATGTTTTCAAGAATCTGTATTGTTGCTTCTTCATTCCACACTTCAAGAAAATCTTTTGCAATAGTTTTAATTAACTTCCATACTTCTTCAAGCGCAAACTTCCAAGACTTCATCACGAAATCTCCGGCACGTTTCCACGCTTCTTTTAACGGATCAAAAATTTTGCTTAAGATGCTCTTAATTTTATCCGCTAAATCTTTCCACTTATCTTCAATGTCAACGGTTTCAAACATATCTTCCGGTGCCGTTGTGGACGCTCCACCACCGCCACCACCACTTTTTGAAGTGGTAAGATTGTTTAATTTATCAAATCCCTGTAACTGCTTATTCAGTTCCTTTGCTTCACTCGCTGCACCACCAATGGAATCCCTGTAATTATCCGTCAGTTTTTTTGCACGAATCCACGTTCCGTTTCCAAGTAAAGCGGAAATCACTTGATTGATAGCATTCACCGCTTTAATGCACAACTGAATGATCTTATTCAATGCCGGAGCAAAGGCATTCAGAATAGGTGCTACTGCCGCCGCAAAAGAATTTTTAAGTTGATTAAGGCTATTCATCAGCAGAGAAAGGCTTGCATTCGTTTCATCTGAATACATTGCCAAATTCTGCATACCAGTTTTTACACCATCAATTACACCGCGCAAAGCCATTCTAACAATCATCAGCTTTAGCATTTTGGTTGTACGTAATAGGCTTTTTGCAAGGCTCGCATTCGTGATATCAAGTCCACGCAATGCTGCTCTTGCTTTTTGTGTCGGTGCTACAAGTGATAATAATTTTCTGCCAAACTCATTGATTTTTTTGTTGATTCTTCCAAGGGTGTTTGAGGTCTTAGAAACAAATCCTTGAAGTTTTGCAAGACCGTCTGTAAATCCTTTAGAATCAAATCGCAGAATAGACATTTCTTTTTGCTTGTTGATTAATCTCTGATAATCTTCACGTAAGGCTGCCAACTCTGCTTGTTTCTTTTTAAAATCACTGCTTGCGCCATAAAAACTTATGGTTTGTGACTTTAATTGAATAGATTTTACAAGTTCTTCATACTGTTTTTTTACTTTCTGTATTTCATTCTGAACCTTTTTGAATCCATCTGTTTGAACAATGATTTTGTTATTTTTAAAAATTTCTGCTATATTAGATGCTGATTTCTTTGCAGATAGTTCTGTTTTCGATAGCGATTCATCAATTCCCGGAATCTTTATTTCAAGTTGTCCGGCTTTCCGTGCTTCTTCAACCTTGACTTCATATTTCTCAATGGTTTTGGAAAGTTGTTCAATGTCGTAAGTCATGGACTGGATTCTTTGCGTGTCCATGTTTGCGCCTAAATCCGTTAACTTTTCTCTTTTATCAAGTAAAGATATTAGTTTGGTGTTTAGATCATCCACCCACTTTTCCATTTCATAGAAATTACCTGTAAATTCAAGTGGTTTGATGTTATCGAACACATTGTTTAATTTTCCAACCTGTTCTTCAATCTTTTTAATCGGTTCTACGCTTTTTTCCATTCCACTATCAACCGATACTGCCGAAAAATCTTCAAACAGTTTTTCATAATCGGCAATAAGTGATTTTGCGTCCGGAAACTCCGCTTTTAATTCTTCAAGACTTCTTTCTATGGCTTCTGCAAATCCGGTTGTAGGTGCTTTATAATTTCCTTGATTAAAATTTTCAAGGTACGATTTCCAATTATCTAATTCCGACTTGTATTCTGACAAAATGTCTTTCGGGTTTCTTTCATCCTCTCCCATCAAATGAACGGTAGGATTAAATTCTGTTTGATTCGCTGTTTTCCCTTGCAGACTCTCAATTTCCTTTAAAGCATTCTTCGCTTCGTTTAGTTTTACAACAAGAGAATCTAATGTTCCGATTTTCTTTTCGGGATGTGCAGAATTTAAAACACGGTTAATTCCATTCTGCATACTTTTTAACTGCTCGGTGTATTTCTTCTGTTCACTGGAAAGATTGGCAACATCAATTTCCGGCTTAATATCAATAGACTTCTGCCCTAATTTCTCAAGAACGTCCTCAATGCTCTTAAACGTCTCTTTTACGGGTGTTTCAACTCCCTTAATGGAATTGCTTGCCTTTTTCATTTGAGAGCCTATTTCGTCCGATACACGCTTTGTAGAGGTAGATATATCTTGCATAGATGCAGATGCCACCTTTGCGCTTTCTGCCATATTAGAAAAAGCATTTCCGGACATAATCTTTCCAAGTGCTTTGTTGACCGTCTCTAATTGAGATACCAGTTTTTCCAAGGCACTGTCCGCTTGTTTCGCATCGGCATTGACTTTCACGGTTAAATCATCAATTTCTTCCATAATCTCACCTCGCAAAATAGGCAGCGCAGCTATGACACCGCACCGCCCTCATTTTCTTTTTTCATCTTCGACAATTCAAAGTTGCTCTGCATAATCTGTAAGGATTGGAAAACTCTCTTAACCTTTTCCATTTGCTCTTCATGGCTAAGTGGTTTGTTCTCTTTTTCAGCTTTTTCAAGAAGCGGCTCTTCAATATACTTCGCCTTGCTATTAAGTGCTGCTGCAATGGCAGAGATCATATATTGACCGTTAATCCAATTCTCCCTGTCTCTTTCCTTAAGCAGATTGTTATGCCCCTTAAGAATTGCCTTTATTTTCCGTGGGTTTAAACTCCAAAATTGTTCCAGTGTTATTCCCATTGGATACAACTCCGGATACCACAGGTCTAAAAACAGTTCCCGAAACGAACTGTACTGTTTTCTTGTTATTCCTCCGGATTCTCCGTTGCTTCTCTCTCCGGATTTTCCTTGCTTTTCTTCTCCGAGAGAGCGCGAAAAAAATCGGAGTTATTCATTTCGTCCCCCATGGCTTCCATGATTCCATCAAACTTACCACCGGAGATCATATGTTCCTGAATCTCTTTTCCGGCTTTTTCCTTACCAAATCCGGCGCAAAGTCCAAAATAAGCACGTACCATAGACATAGGTTTCTTTTCTGCATCTTCCATTGAAATTCCCATGTCCTCTAAATCGCAGATCATGTTAAGATCAAATTCCTTAGACTTATATGTTTTCCCATTAATTTTAAATGTTTTCATATTCTACCTCGCTTTTCCCTCCCTGATTATAGGGAAAAGGGCAGTCCGAAGACCGCCCTAAACTCTGTTAATAGTTGTCTGTGTCTGCCGTTTCTTCTTTGTCAACCACAACGGCTCTGCTTCTTTTGGATCGTGATTGACTACTTATTCCCCCGACACTGCTACCTTTTCATCAAGTCCTTTGTACTCTTCAATGGTAAGGTTCATGTCTACCGTCCAAAGAGCATTCTGTGAACTTTCAGGCATTGGAATGTGTTCCGGCGGCTGCGCAATAACGAAAAACGCTTTTGTAAGATCCGGATGATAAACCTCAAACCACATACGTTTTCCTTCGGACAATGCCTTGTATGCAGTAATCAGAGTAGTCCATTCTGTAATCGTGTCATCGGTAATGTTTACTGTTACAGGCCATGAACCACCTGTGTCAGCACGCCCTTTGATGTTACGTGTAATCAGATCTTCTAACGCAGACGCATCAATGGTCTCCGGATCAATGGTAATTCCACCGATCGTGTTGATTCTGCTAAGACCAGTAAATGCGGTCGGCTTTGTACCTTTTGTTGATTCTACTGCATAACCCAGTCTAATACCGAGTGACGCTAAACCAGCTACTGCCATATCTATACCTCCTTAAATTTGCATAAAAAAATAGAGCCTATTGGCTCTTTGTTACTGTTTTTATAACGAATCACTTGCGCCGATTAAACGCCGGACTCTTCCTGTACATCGGAATTTCTTTTCGCTTTCGTTGTTAAACTCCGGCATTGCCATTACGGAAAATCGAAGCATCACAAACACGTTTAGGACAATTCCGAGGATCTTTTTTGTGTCTCCTTGACTTGTATTTGTGATAACATCGACTTGAAAACTTTCAAGAACTGCATCAATTCCAACCGCATCAAGTGTCTGTCCTTTTTGCACTCCCGGCAATTCGTGAATGTAAATGGTTGGAAAGACCGCTTTATCAAGACTCCCCTTGACATTGGTAAACGATTCTGAAAAATCCGTGTCCGGAAATTGCTCTTGCAAAATCGGCATTGCTTTGGTTTTTACGGTTGTAAAGATTTCTGATTCAATTTCAAATGCCCAGTTATCTTCCCTTACCATCAGAAAATACCTCCTTTGCAATTTTTCCGCACTGTTCAATGATTTCAAGGCTTGCCTTATACATTGGCATTTTGGCTTCTATTCCTTTCGAATAATGCAACTTTCCGTCTAAATCTTTCCAGTACCAACCCTCTTCATCAAAGGCGTGTGTCTGATCCGGAAATGTCCCCTGGCCTACTCCTGAAATGTTCTTTGGATTTTCAGCACCAAAGCCGGAGCCAAACTCTGCCATAAGCAGCGAAGAAACTTCTGCGCTTTTAATGCCGTCTTTTGTCTGCCAACTGCTGATAATCTTTCCGGTTTCTTTCGCATGGATAATAACAGTGCATCCTGTTTCTGCCGGATCAACCTCTTTTGAAAAAACAATATATTTTCCAAAACCTCCAACGTTGTTCTGCGCCACTTCAATTCCGGCATCGGCAAGTCGTGAAACAAAAACTTCCAGTTTCCTGTGAAAATCATTCTGATAATCGCGGATTTCCTTAATGGCGTTCTGTATGGATTTTTGCGATAAAATGTTAACGTTGATTGTCTTTGACATATGGTTACCTACAAAATATCTAATTCCTGAAAAACTTTGAAAATTTTAGGTGATTGAATGGCAATCCAATCCACCATTTCTTCATTTTTCGCCCACGGTCCAATAGGAACAGACGCACAAGCGGATAATCCGCTTTCATTTAGAAAAGCATGGGTGATTTCATGTCGAAGAATGTTTTTTCTTCTGTTAATTTTTTCTTCTTCTGTCATATCTTCATAAAATTCTTTTTCATCAAGGTCTGCTATTGCAATGAGTTTTGCATCTTCTCCACACCAACCTTCAATGTTGCTTTTTTTCATAAAAGAATCTTCTGAAATCTTATGGGTTTCAATCGTGTATTCCGTTCCAAGAATATTTACTTGTATAGATTCCATATGGTTACCTACTTTACATTTCTCTGCAATAAGAACAGATCAACGGTTAGACCTTCATCAGCTACGCCCTTAACCGTGTAATCGGCTGATAGAGCGTCTACAATCGTTTGGTTGATATCTTCATAGGCTACCGCTGATCTTTTCCAAATTACGGTTCCTACGGTCAATGGAAGTTCATTCTTTTCTGCGCAAATCTGCACATAGTTTGTTGAATCATCAATACCAAACGACTTAGCCAGTGCTTCATCAAGTGCATTGCTGATATTGGCATAAAAACAGACAGGCTTTCCATAACCTGTCCGATACTCCCCTGTTGTCTTCGGTACTTCTTTACCGTCAACAGTAACTGTCTTAACTTTTCCGTCTTTATCCAGTTCATAAACCGGTACTTTACCGCCAATCAACGAATAAAACATTTTCTGCTTATTAATATCAAGCATTGCTATTCCTCTTTTTCACACCGAACCACCTTTTCAATTCCATCAATCCGGTGATGCGCCGACTTAACACTTTCTTCGATTTTTACAATTCTTGAATCGTGAGAATTAATCTCTTTTCTCATTTCAGAAAGTTCAGCTTTGATCTCTGTTGTATTACTGGTGATTCCGTCAAGCTTCATATTGATACGGGTATTTTCCTTTACCCTCTCTTCAATGTCTTTTGTATCTGTTCTTTTACTGTTTTTCAATCCCATAAATACAGAAAAACCAAGTGACAAAACGCTGATAATGATTGCCGTAGAAATTTCTATAGTCACATCATATACCGCCCTTCTTGTTTATTTTGCATACCGCCCACCGCCACTAAAATGTATGCCCCTGCTATGTTCTGTTGTCTTCAACAAAGCATAACGCTCAATCTTCTAAACAATTCTTGCTATCGGATATATCTCTTTGAATAATGTATTTCGGTCAACCCATGTACGTGATTTTCCATTCTCACTGTCTGACTGTTGGAAATCTCCCCCCAACTTCATACGGTCATAAACAACGACATTCACAAGAACGGATTCGTACTTCTTAAGGTCTTCCTCGATCTCTTCTTTCGTATAATCTTTTGGATATCTTCTTTTGTTCTTGATATCTTCCGTAGCTTGATTGATTAACTGCTCCAAAAGTGGATTATCTTCTTTTCGGTCAAACATCACAGTACTGGAAGTAAGACCGTCATTCTCAACCGTTTCCATATGAAATTGTTTTAACCGGATCTTTACCTGTTCCAATACTGTGTATGCTGACATGATCTACTCCCTTACAATCCCAGTTTAGAAATAAGATATTCTTTCAGATCTGCTCCCGAAATAGATTCCGGATCTTCAACTCCATTTTTTCCGGCTAACTCTCTAAGTTCTGAAACTGGCATTCTGTTGATATCTGTCTTTGTATATTGAGCCGGAAACTTTTCTGCTTCCGGCTCATACTTAAGTTCATTTCCAAACAAAGTGTCCTGCTGCTTTTTTTCTGGCTCTACTTCGCCCTGGCTTTGTCTTGCCATATTGATTTTGTGTCTTCGAAGTAACATGCGATCACCTCTCTTAAGTTGCAGATGCCTTAAATTTGGCAAGCACAACCTTGGATTCATTGCTAAGTACCGCTGTGTAATGCTCGTCTGCGGAAATTACTGTGGTCTTAGCAAGAATATCTCTGTCGGACTCAATCTCCACGTCTCTCTTCATGTAGATTGTAAGAGCATTTTCTTCTTCGGAAACTCCGTCCGCTCCCGTATCTTCGTTCGGGTCTTCCACAGAAACAATCACAATAGGACAAGCATAATATTCGGTAGCAACAGCATTTACCTTATCACCAACTTTCAAGCTTTCGTTGAGAGTATGTGCAAGTGCTGTATCTAAGTGAATATGTGTTGCATCTTCACTTACCGTATCAGCCGCAATTTCAATTGTTCCGGATGCGTTCTTTGTATACTTAACTAACTTAACCTTTTTGGACTTTACAACCTGTGCTCCGGCAATAGAACCGATTGTTCCGTTCATAATTACGTTAAGTGGATATTTGTCGTTGCTCTTAAAATCAGCATCATTCAGAAGTGTTGCTTCCTGTTCCGGGTGAATAAAGAGGATCTTTGTAAGAGAAGCATCGGATTCGTCCTCAAATTTACTGTTTGCAGCTACAACTGCGGTATAGCTAATTACTGCTGCTGTTCCATCGTAAACAATAGGTGCGGTTGTAAGGGCATCATAACTGTCGTTATCAACCTTTGCCGCAATAGACATTGCAAGCTGATTAATTGCAGCTTCAACAGGCTTTCCATATCCGGATAAAGCCGCTTCGTCAGTGATTTCTACTGCCTTTCCAGCTTTTTTTACCTTGGATTCGGTTGTAGATGCAGTAAGTACAGTGGTTCCCATTGCTACACCTTCTGCAACATCCTCCGCATCACCAATATAGGCATATTTTGGAACAGTAATTGTGCTGCCCGGTCTGCCAACAAGTGTTGTGTCAATTCTCGCAATCGGTGAAAACTTAATCTTTTTAGGTAACTTTGCGGAGACCATGTCCGCCATTACTTCGGGATCAACAAGATTTTCTAATTTTGTCTGTGCCATTTCTTAACCTCCGTTATTTTGTGTATTCCTTATAAAGTTCCGGATATTTTCCTTTGAACTCTACTCGTGCTTTGTAGTCCATTTTTTTGAACTGCTCTTTAGTTACTTGGCATCCATCAGCAGTTCCGGCATTAATTGGTGGTCTACTTCCCATCCATTCCGTCTGTTTCTGCTTGATAAGTGCTTCTGTATGCTGCTTTTGAATCATGGCTAATGCGTCCATGTCACCACTAATTTCAGCTTCCGCTGCTTTTTCTGCCATATCTGCATCCATACCTAAAAGGGTGTATCTGTTTTTGGCTTCTGACTTTGCCTTGTACTGTTCTAGTCCTTCAACATACTTTCTCTGCTCTTCATCCGCAGTTTCCTTGTCAATTTTGGCTTGCTGTGCTTCGGTAAGGACTTCTCGATACTGCTTTGTGATATCCCCTTTTTCCTTTAAGGCCTTATCCAATGCTCCCTTAGTTTTTGTGTTTTGTGCCTTAAGTTCTGCAATTTCAGCCATAAGACTTTCCATTGTTACTTCTTTTTCCGGTTCATTCTTTGTCGGTTCCTGATTTTGAACAACTTGTTCTGTTGAAGTTTCCTGTGTTGCTGTCTGTGTGTTGGTTTCTACATTTGCCATAATTTTTACCTCGCATTTCAATTTGTGTTTTTGCGTTTATACTTCTCTGTCTTATTGATTGTGTTTTAGCTTCTCTGCTATTGTGAAATTTAAAAACCCCTTCTCTGGGGCATATAAAAAGCCACTAGGAAAATTCCCAATGGCTTAATATCATAAATATTCAACTACGCATCTGCATCCGGCTATTTCTTCAAGACTTGCACCGTAGTAAATGTCTTTTGGAAACCTCATAAGGCTGTCACCTACAAGAAAAGCATCTTCAATGTCAATTTCCTGTCCGTCAATTTGTTTATGGGTTTCCCTTACTTTTTTATCTCGTTGCGTTTTCCAACGTTTTTTTGTTTTTCCTTCTTCAACAGCCTGTTTCATATCAAAATAATTGATATTACTATTGGCTTCATTCTCCGCTATCAGAGTTGCTCTATCTTTTGATGTATAATAATCATCAGACAGGTTTTCCAGTGTTACTCGAATGGTTAAATATGCGAATTCCTGTGCATAATCTTCTACATAATCATCAATTCCGGAATACTTTTCAGCTATGTTTAAATAGCGCTGTTTTAATTCTTGTTCTAAGTATTCTTTATTGATGTACTGGTAATCGGACATAATGGAAACCAGTTCAAAGATGAAAAACATCATTTCTTCAAACTGGTCCGCTTCTTCAATCCTCATTTTCTTTTGGCTTTCGGATAGTTCCATTTCTCCAAAATACCGATCAAATGACAATACATTTAATTTTTCCATGGGTCACCTACTTATCTGTTCGGCTCTTATCAATTACCGGACTATTGGAAACCTGATCGGAAAGATCCTGCATTGTCCTATCGGAGTTTGGTTTTTGTTCTCCTTCTCCGCCTTGTGCCTGATTCTGTGATGATTTATCAAAAATGCTACTTTGGTATTTTTCAATCAATTCCTTGCTTCGGTTCCAAACTTCGTTAGGATCATCAAAAAACGGAATTGCATTTACTACGTCTTCTCCATAAAATCCGTGGCTTAACAGGGTTGCCATAGCGTTAACCTTTGTTGACATTTCATAGGTTTTTTGCCGTTTTACATTGATTGCAATGTCGGATTTTTTTAAATACAACATTGGATTGTCCGGATTTATAAATGGAGATTTTTTGATCGCTTCCAGAACAACAGCGACTTCTTCCATTTTGCATCCGTCAATAATCATTTGCTGTTTTGCCGCTGCTGTTTCTGCCTGACTCCATCCGGTAGCATCACTCATGGCAACCCCTGTGCTTCCACCGGAATTATCATTTCTTTGTGGAACATTGCATTTTTGTAAAATAAGTTGCCTTTTTGTAATAATGTTGTTTAGCATTCCGGCATAGTCATAATCAACTGCAAGCGGCTTTACAAACGGCTCTTTTCCGTTTTCCGGAGTATAGGTAAGAAGCCATTCATTGGTTTCCGGTTTTACAACAACTTCGGTTTCCGTTCCATCTTCATTCTTTACCAATTTTGTAGGAAATACCACATCATTTCCATGCCATATTGCTTGTGTATTTTGATCTACATCATTGGAAAAATTGGAAATGGCAAGATTTAAGTCGTTCATTTCCGGTATCTGTCTTTCCCACAATCCGGTTCTATCAAATGATCGTATATACTCCACAATAGGAATCCGGTTTAAAACATTTCTACTTCCACTTGAATTTCCATGATTGTAATTATCTTTGTCTCTTCTTCTTTTGGATCCCGTAATTTTAACAGCATTCACAATTTCAAAACGCCATTTATTGCTAAAGCATGTATAGTATTTATTTCCAGAATTATCTTTTCTATAACACACGGCTAACATAACTCTGCGATCAGTGTAATAACTTGATCTGACAACAAATGTTGTTCTTGGGTCGAGTACGTTTTCCGTAAAATATCCATCGCTTTCATCTTTCCAGTCCATATTTGTATCAATATAAACATAAGCAACTCCGGCAATTACAAGAAATCGTCCAAACTCTTGTGTTTTTGAAGCTATATGGACGGCTTCATAATTTTCATTTAGTTCTGTAATTCCATCCGATACTTTGGAATCTGTTTTGTTTCCTTTTTGCACTAGGGTCATAGGACTTCCAAACTGAAATCCTAAAGCAAATTCAGTGATTTCGTTTGCCACATTGTCAACGCAACGACAATCAATATCCGGTCTGCTTTTTTTTACCCTTGTAATTGGCTGAATACCGGAATCAAAGTTTAAAAGCATTTGTATTTCAGACGCATTTGTTTCGTGCGTCGGAATAACAGATCGTAAAACATCAATAACGTTATCGTATGTAATTTCTGGCACATCAGTATATAAAACGGTTCTTCCTGTCTGCATAATTACTCCTAGATAAATGTCATTCCGCTGCTTGTGGTTCTTTTTGGAAGTGGCTTTACTTCTGTTTCCATAGTTGCTGGATAATAAATAACTCTCTTTTTGCATTTCTTGCATCTGCAAATAAGATTGTTGGTTGATCTTCCATCGTGCGTTCCTACCTTGCGGTTACACTGTGGACAATAGATGGTTTTGGGTTTATATTTCATAAAAATCTCTTTTCAACATGCAAAAAGCACCATCCATAAAGACGGTGCTTTCGCATTGGGGTGAATTTATTGAGGAAATACTTCTATCGGGACTATTTCGATTTTAATTATAAAATACGTTTTTTCGCATTTCAACTGACATTTAATGACAAATGCGGACATATGCGGACATTACATATATTCCGCTCCATACATGCGTTCAAATTCGGTTTCCGCAGCCCTTAAAATCCTGCGAATGTGTCTTTCTGAACCAATTTTTCCTATACAAATCGACTTTGGCTGAATGTTTTTTATGTATCTCTGTGCAAGAACCTCATACATATTCTGATCCGAAACACTTTCAATCTGATTAATGATACGGCATCTTTTATCAATCAACACATCAACGTCTTTTTCCATGTCAATAATTTTTACAACAACGGATCCAATTTTATCCTTATCCGTTGTTTTCTGAACATCCACATCTTTTGGACTTAAAGTAATTGATGTAGCCATTGCCCGTAGCTTTCCAACATCTTCCAGCTTATTTTTTATCATGCGATTATATTTTTCTACCTGTCCTAAGTATTCCTGTGTCGTCATAACCTCTCCCTTTTTAAATTGGACTCTGAATAATAACAGTATTTCTTGTTCTTTTTCTGCCATAAATCATATCGCAAAGTTGCGCCGTGGCGTCTATTCCATCATCATGCTTGTTTTTACCTTCCGTCTTAAAAGTCAATATGTTTTGAAAATATTGATTGTACTCTTTTGTTCGGTGATCTCTGTCTATAAAATACAATTTTCTAATATCCGGAGCATGATTTTTTATTCTGTCAGCTTTTGATATGTTGTTCGGAGCAGCATCATGTGTTGCATTTACCGGCGCATTCAACTTTTTCCATTCTTTCTGACACAAAGTACGGTATTCCATAGTTGTTTTTGTTTCCTCGAAATGCACCTCTGCCGTTTTTGGTGCAAATTTTTCAAGATGAAAAGCAATTCTCTGTGTCACTTCTGGAACAGTAATTTCTTTATCCCCATTGTTATAAACCACATCTACCACGAAATAATCCGTTGAAAACTGATAACAAATAGGCATTGCAACAAAGTCACCGCCGCCATATGCCGGATCCACCGCTGCAAATATACGGTCAGGTACCCGATCCGGTAAATCCTGTGTTGGATTAAAATATTTCATGTTATCCGTGGTAAATAATGCTCCATGGCGATCAATCGGCTCCTGTTGATCCTGTGCATACCAAGATGCCATATCATCGTTTTCTTCAAAAGAAGAACGGATCATCAAATAATCTTCCGTGGAATATCCAAGGTTATACGGGTAATCAAAATTGCTTTCTTCGTTTTCATTTAAAGCCGGAATTACAATTGCGTTCCATCTTCTGTTTTTATATTCCGGTTTGTTTTCAAGAAGATTTCTTCTTCTTCCCTGAACATCTAAAGGCGCCCATCTTGTTCCCATATTAATTAATTTTGCCTTGCGCTTAAGACGTTTCATAAAATTATTATCGAATTTACCCCATACCGTAATTTGACGATCCAGGCTTAATGCTTCTTCGATACCACTAAATAAATCGTCCGAAACTCCCATTCCGGAACAATCACAGGCTCCGTTCAGTGTTCCGTAAATGCTTCGCATGGTAAAAGTTGGATATGTTTTCTTTCGTATTAGATCAATTGTTGTGTCTTTTCCGTCTGTAATCAACTTCTTTTCTACATTTTCTGGAAAAATATCTGCATATGTGTATGTTGGATCGGTCATAATTTCAAGAATACCGTCATAAAAACCTCCTGTAATCTTGTCCGAATATGCAGTATATAGATTGGATTTTTCCGGAAACTTAGATCCATACCAAACGAATCCTAGTTTAACAATTTGCGTGTTATGGGTAACTATAAAATCGTCCATAACGTATAAGTGATCCGGATGATCTACCATGATACACTGACATTCTTCTTTTCCTACATACTCAATACGATCTACAAACTTCTTTCTTACAGATTTTGTTGTAACCCATTTTTTTAGGTGTTTTTTAGATGATACAGGTGTTAAAAATCCATTTAGTGTAAGCGTGACTCTATATCTTCTTCTACATTCATGCTTAACTCCGTCTTTTATATAATGTGAATCAGATTCATTAATTGTTGCCCTTCCACCTAATGATCGAACCAAAAACACAATATCTTCTGCAAGCTGCCTAGATGATGTATTGTAATCCACAAATGCGCCCGAAACGCTACCATCCGTATCACAAAGTCCTTGCAATAAAGACAAGCGATCATCAACATCTGACATTAAATAATCCATTGGTATAAATTTATCGTAAGAACGTTTTCCGGAAAGTCCCATTTTTTTAAGGTCTTTTAAAAGATCTGACTTTTTAAAGCTAATTGTTGTTGCTCTAAATTTGTGATCTTTTCTTTCCACTTCTGCATATCCGTAACAAAGAGATTTTACTTTTTCAAAAATGTCATTTTCCGTGTTCGTCACCTGAACAAATCTATCTCCAATATACCCATCACCAATAATTACTCCCAAAACATATGGATTAATCGAAAGATTCTTTTTTTCAAACTGCACCGGTTTTACATAATCTACGGAATAGTTATTGCATTGTTTATTTCCATTTTTTCTTTTCAAGTTGCAAAACATATCTTGCAATTGAACAATGCGATATTTTGAAAATGATGAATCGTTTCTATCTGATCTTCTATCATCTGCCGTCTGCACTTTCCACAAATGTTCCTTGCAGCATTCAGCACTTGTTCCGTCAGAAAACACAATGCGAAATACGTCTTTGATACCCTGTGGATATACACCTATAACATTGCACGAAGATCCATCACCGGAAATAACTTTTGTACCAACTTTTACTTCTCTCATTTCGATAAATCCGTTTGGTGTAAGAACCTTAGAATATAACGGAGACGCTTTTCCGACACGGCTCGGGCAGTTTACAAATAATTCGTCCAGTTTATCATCGACAAGATTCTGTATTCCATTTGCAACTCTTCTAAGTGGAATAATTCTAGGCTGATAAAACCTCTCTTCTACCGGACGGCGTTTTTCAAGATAAAGCATAAAACTTTCAAATCTTTCTTTTGCTTCAAGCCATAAAAGATCATATTCCCAGTTAACAAGTTTATACTCCGTTTCATGCTTTTGAGCGTATGCTTCAAGATCCCATATACTTCCACCGTCCGTATGTAACGCCGTATATGAGTCTATAAGTCTTTTTGTTTTATCCGTAAGAATAAGTCCATACGGAATATCTTTTTCCGTCTTAATAGCTACCGTAGAAGCTTCAAGCATTGCATAAATAACTTCTTCATCTATACCTTTTCTTTGTATGTAATTTTCGTACCCTTGAACTGTTCGTTGAAGTTCAACAGACATAAAGAAAGAGACCTCCTTTACAAATAAAAGAAGTCTCCATTTTGACTTGTTACACAACAACCATATCTGTTGCGCCTTTAGATTTACTCTCTTAATTTTCCATGATGGCAATGCCACCACGAATATTTTATTCTGGCAAATTTTTCATCTTGCCACGGGTTGTGCCACCGCATATCAATAAAATATCTCTTCATCTTTGGATAATAGAAAAAAGAGTCCAAAAAGTCAATAATTCGTTCTATTTTCTTTTTCATCGTCTCACAACTTTCTTGCTTATTTCCGCAATGCTGATTCCGTTTGCAGACTTTCGAATCTCAATATCCTTGCCTTTGCACAAGGACTTAGCTATCTGTTCGGCGCATTCTTCGATTTTCAATTTCATCTCTCTCTCTGTAAATCCTGTCATACCCCTTCTTATGCTCCTCATAATCATCTCTAACTTCCTTGCATTCCTTTATTGACCTTTTCACACAAGGAACACTAAAGAAAAACCACGGAATTGGAACGCAATAATCTTCCGGTATTCCTTCTACGTTTTTATAAATTGTGTGCATGGGGAATTTTCTACACTTTTTTAATCTAAATATCCCTCTCATTTAGTTCCTCCCGTAAATCAACTTATGAAGTCTAGTCCCGGAAATCGCATACTCAAACCGTGTAGGAATAAAGTCTTTTGAAAATCCGGCTATCATGCAACGCCTTTTAAATTGTCCGTGCTTCTTCCAACGGTCAATAATGCTATTTTTCACTTTATTTTTCTCCCATTTATTAGTCATCATTTTTAATATGTCTCAAAAGTAAAAGTTCTGTGAAGGTACCTAGTTTCTCCTATCACTCTTCCTGTAATATCTCTATATGCCATGAATAAATCATCATCTCTCGTTTCCACACTGGACAAATAAACATCGTAAGAATGACCGCCTATATTTAATATGCCACGGTTACTTTCTGATGAAATCTCACCGGTAAATCCATTTAATTTATATGGTGTGTCGCAATACGGACATTTCGTTTTCGTATTATCAATCGGTGCACCGCAGTTTATGCAATTAAAAATCATTCTATTCTTCCCCAATTATTGAAATATTCTCATATCTTTCAGAGCATAAAACTTTTTTCATCATTTCAACCGGAGTAAAACCGATACAGCCAATCAATTGTTTAAAGACTGTCGTTGACTGTCCGCTGCAAATTTGAACACCTTTTCTATGCGCATCTGCATGAAATACATTGCTTCTGCTATTTACGTTCCAAAAAATAATGTTTGGAATATCGTAACCTGACTCATTGAATTTATTTGCCATATTGTCATAGAAAGACCAGTCTTCATCTCCGCAGCAATCAATTTCCATATCAGAAATAACAATAATAGATTTTGGCATTTCTTCCTGTGAAACATTGTTTTTTAACGCAATTTCAAGGACTTTATAAAAAGCTGCCTGAAGATCTGTATTCATACTCCAATTTGCTCTTCTTGCATTGTAAATTTTCCGTTTAAGGGTTTTTCCTTTTAAAATAACTGTCTCTGGCGTACTGGAAAATGTCATAAACAGATTATTATATGCTCCGACGTTTCTCTCTGCAAAATAAATTGCAAGACCGATTGATGTTGCCATAGGTCTTCCATACATGGATCCAGATACATCAGCCATAACCAGCGCATTTGTTCCTTTCTCCACGTAGTCAGGAAGTTGCTTCCATTGCGCTTCTAATACTTCGCAGCTTTCTTCTCCGTATAATATTTTTTCGACAATATCATACGGGTAAAGTGTAGAAGAGTTGATTTTTTCTTCTCCGGATAATGCTCTTTTTGTAAAATCTGAAAATCTTTCTGTATCGTGTCTTTCAAATGCTTTTCTATAAAGCATCATTGCGCGGCTAGGTACTTCCGGATATTTTATTTTATTCCAGTTTCCGGCAGACATATCCCTTTCAACAATCCCTATATAGGATCGCAATTTACGAACAAGAACATTAAATTCTCTGTTCTCATATCTGAATTTTCTAGCTGTCAAAATCCCAAGCTGTTTACCCTCTTTATTTCTTGTCGCACTTGTTTTAATCCATTTTCCAAGAAGTGAAACGGCACAACCTTTTTTCATGGAATCCAGATCTTTTTCAAACTGTTCTTTCATTGCAGAAAACATTTCATCTTCAAGTTGTGTTCCAACAAGAGAATAGAGATCATCATATCTTCCGTAAAAACCAATCAAATCAATATTATTTCTAACAGATTCAGGGTGATGATTTGCCATATACTTAATAAGCGTTCTAAATGTCTTTCTTTCCCCTAGTCCGCATCTAATATCCCTTGCGTAAAATACGCATTTTGTAGCAAGTAATGGATTTTCTTTGTATGCTTCTGCAAACATCTCTTCAATCCTTACTTTATCAGCGTATCTTAATGAACCTATCGTTCCAAAAAGATCAAGACACGCATTTCCTGTTGTATTTAATGCAACAGCGCCATTTTCCGTCCTTGTAAGCTTTCCATCATTTCTCATTGCTTCTTGAAATTCCATTTTGTTCCACCTTTCCCAACCCTTGTTTTTTCGTTTTGCAAAAGAAAAATAATTATTGATTGCTGTGAGGGTTGTATAAAAACAACGCATTTTATTGGTTTCAAAATTAGCAGTTTTGTCCATTATAATTGCTGTGTGCGTTGTAAATCGGAGAGGACGGACTTGAACCGCCAACATGTATGCACCTTGCAAATAAAGTAATTGCTGTTAGTGTTTTGTTAACACATTTTTCAAATACTGCTCTACCTGTTGAGCTACTCTCCGTTATTGCATTCCCTGTAAACCCATTCAAAACTTCAGAAATGCTATTCGCTACCAAACGGCTATGTTGTCTCACGTTTTTGCTAATCACCACGAATATAAGTTTTTCACCGTCATTTCTGCTTGCAACATATCTATGACTGGCTCCCAGGCTCCGTATGGCCTTACGGAGAGTGGATAGGCAAGGACTTGAACCTTGCAATGCTGATCCGGTCTTTTTGACCTCTTGCTTACCCGTTTGCATACTATCCATGCGCACCGGCTCTGTGCATCAGAACCGGCACTTGCTACTTTACATTTAGAAAGGATTTCTTTGGTATCCGTCTTTACGGTTATGGAATGCACCATCCATAGAATCCCACCGGATCTTGTGACGATCCTTAACAGCCTTCCGCTAGTGGGTTTACGTATATAAGGAGAAAAACGTCATGGGTTACGCAACGAATAACCCAAACGGGGATAGTGGGATTCGAACCCACGAATACGGGAATCAAAATCCCGTGCCTTCACCTATTGGTGATATCCCTTGATAATGCTCTAATTGGCACCTAACCATCTCGGATATGTTCGTCCTTTCACATCCAATTCCGTGACCTTGACGGAATAGTTCACATTCAAGAATCTTTCCGCAGTTTTTACATTCATCGTTTATTTCTTTTCCGAAAATTTTCATTTCGATCTCCTATCCGGAATATAAAAAGCTATTTAAATTTTTCCTCGTCTATTAACCCATACTGTATCCATTTATCAACAAAACAGGCTTTAAGTTCGCTTACCTCTTTTTTCGTTCGCTCTTCCAACGCATCTTTATAATTATCGACTAAAACCTTTGCCATAAATATAATTTCGTCAGTCAATTCATTTGATTCTTTTAATATTTTATCGTATTCTTCACAAAATTTTTTCTCATTTTCATATTCAAAACCTCCGCACATGACAGATTTTGCAAATTCAATAAGTTTATCGCTCCTTCTTTCTATATTTTTCAGGATTTCATTTGAATTATCCTCAAACTTAATTCCATCATCATTCATAAAATCAATAACTTCTTGTATATCACACGAAAATAATTCCGTATTTGGTATTCGACAACTCGAAAATTCTTCATGTAATATCCTTTCGTTTTGTCTATAATTTGTATGCCATCCGCTTATAACTATCTTATCGACTGGCATCTGCATATAGTCTGAAATGTAATGGCTCAAAGCAGATGTTCTATCTGCCGGTAATGAAGACATCCCAATTTTGCAAAATCCATTGTTATAACCTATTGCATATACAATTCCCATAACCGCATTTGGCTTTTCTTTTTGCATATCTTTTATCTTGTAAAAATCCTTTTTTTCAAAAATTTTTAACTCTTTCATGTTTCTATACCTGCCTTTTCTGATATTGCCTTATTTGTTAACGGTGCAGAAACCGATAAGGCTTTCAGCTTGTCGAGTGTACATCTCTATCTGCACCGGATTAACCCTTTTTGTTTTTAAAAAAATTTTATGGATTGGATTATCCTTGCTATGTTTATCTGTTTTATATAAATGGCTTTTTGATTTTGCGGATGGTTGAGGGGCTAAGTGGGCGGTCGTGACGGGTCCTGTGCGACCCCCTCCGGGGTGCTTCACCAATACCCTTTTGCGGTTTTCAACTATTCGCAAAACGTTTGTTTGACGAATAGTTGTTTGTTAAGTTCTTAACTATCCTTTATTTCAGCCGTTTCTAAGCATTTTCCAAGTCTTTTGCAGGTTCAACTATACTATTTGGCATTGTGCAACTTGCCGAAAGGTTCCCCAGTTTTGGCAGATCATCCACCGTCAAAGCCTGTCTGATGCTCTCTTTTCTGAAATCCCGTTTAGTATCATACAAGAAACCGAGTTCTTCATCGTTGTTACTCATCTGTATATTGCCGACAGTATCAATCGACCTTGCATTGCGGCTCTGCTCCCGTGCAGAAGTAACAATTTTTAATCGCACGTCCACGCGTTTAGTGCTTAACTTCATTTCGTTATATTCAGGTCTTCTAACAATATCCTCACCATTTATATTATTAAATATATATACTGTCTCTTTATATTCTTTCTCTATATCCTTTTCAGATAATTCAAATATAATAGTTTTATTTATATTCTTTTCATGCCACATATCTAATGTATGCCTATGTATACCAGTTAATTCACAAAAGGAATTAATCTTTATCTTTCCACCATATACACGGCAAAGATTTATATAAGCATCACATACAGATTCAACGTCTAAATATCTCCAGGTCCTTAATCTAGTATGGCTGCAATTGATCCAGGATTCGGACTCATCCAGTTCAAAGATCTTCTTATAGATCTTCGGCCATATGGCGTCGATCATGTCCGGGACTCTTCTCTCCGGAGCATCTGCGATCCGGTACTGTTGATAAAGCCGGGTGAATTCAGCTTCTACCTGATCTGCAAAACTGACAACTTCGGCACTCTTTTCTTCGTTCATTTTTCCGGCTCCTTTCTAGGTATTTTGAGTAAACAAAAAAAGAAGCATCAAGAAATAAACGCAATAATAGCGCTAATTCTAAACACTTCCTTGGTAATCAAATGTAATCAAATCGTAATTGGTGTAACTGTAAATTGTAAAACTCTTTTCTGTAAATCAAACAAAAAATAAAACTTGTATAACTGGTAAAACTATGTGTTTTGTCAATATTAAGTTTTCACTGTTCAGCTTATGATTTAACGATACACTAAATATCAAAACGATGCAACAACTATTTTTCGTCAATATTTTATCAGTTTTTGGCACTCTCCCCTTATATATAATATATACAGTGTAAATAATGGTGTTATAAATATAAATTATTGGCTACACGGTAAGTTATTGGTAGTATCTACGTTGAGAGTGTTATAAAGACAATGTATTAACTACACGATAGTTTATTGGCTTAATTTACGTTGAGATTGTTTAAGACGATAAGTAGAGTACAGTTATTGAACTGAAAAGATGTTCAATAACTGAAGTCGTGTTAAATAAACTGAGAAGATGTTTATTTAACACTCCGTCGAATATAAATAAACTGAGAAGATGTTTATTTATATTCTCCTCAATATTGCGTGCCGTCGCTCCGCTCCTCGTCCGCACAGCGGACATCCTCTCCCCATTAGTAATCTACATTTTTTCTAAACTGTAGTGAGTAGCCAAGAATTTACATACAGAGACAATTAATCTACACTACTGTTATAAATATAATAGGGGCAGAGATCCGGAAGAAAAGTGCCGGGTTTGGGAAAAAATTGTCCGGTTTTTTCTTTTAGTTATCCCGTTACGTCAAAAACCTTTTTAAGGGTTCAAATCGTCTTATACAAGGTTTTTAAATCATTTCTTGATAATTTATCCACCTAAGGGGTAAAATTCAAATTTCAATCGTTTAAATAGGTATCAAGGTCAGGTTTCTTGTAATCCGCAAGACCTTCGTTGATGTCAGAAGCTGCTGCTATGGTGTCTCTGCGCTTCTGCTCCCTGTCCTCGTAGTTGTTGGTTGCATGTCTCGCTCTGGCAGCGTCCAGCATGGCTTGGAGTTCCTGTTGTTGTCTTTTCTCGTCATATTCCGCAAAATCCGGATCCGATTCACCGGGTACTGCTCCGGGATCCTGTGTTCTGCTTCCGTTTTTGATCGCATTCAGGACGGCTTTCAAACAGAATCCACTTATAGTATCATCTTCTTTTATTACATCTCTAATCTTTTCCTTTGTTCCTTTTGGTAGCTTAATCTGCACAAGATCAAACTTAGAATTATAGTTATTCTGCGCCTTTTTAACGTATTTCGGTAATGACATTGTAAAACCTCCTGTTTTGATTATTATATAAGAATTACTATATAGTAATTTTAACACAGAATTATTATATAGTAAATATCATACAGAATTATTATATAGTAAATATCATACAGAATTATTATATAAGAATTACTATATACAAATTATCATATAACTTGTTATATATCACGTTATATAAATAGTTATATATCTTGTTATATAACATTTTATACATCGTTATCGTCCAGAATCCCGTAGAAAAAAAGCCACCGCAAAAGCGGTGACCTTTCTCTAATTTGTTGGCTTGTATTCTTCTTTTCCTGTCTCAATGTAGAGAAGAAAATCATTGATCTTCTTTTCATCCCAACCGGCTGACCTAAGACCCTCGATCAGTCTTGCAACTTCCGTCATTTGCATTTCTTCCATGGTTCTCCTTTCTGGCTTTTGCCTATTGCCTTTCGACAATATTATAATACATTATTAAACTATGCTTGTCAATAGTTTATTGAACTATTCTTTCATTTTTTCTAATTCTTTCGTAACGCAATTTAAAACAAATTCCGAAACGCTCATATTTTTAAGAGTAGCCGCCGCCTTAAGTTTTTCCTTTGTTCCCTTTGGCGACATAACCGTAATTCTGTCGTATTTGTCTTTCTGATATTGTGCAATATATGAAAGTTCTCTTTCCTTTTCTCGATATGCCATTTGTAAAACCTCCTTTTCTTTTTATTGAATAGTATCATATTAAACTATGCTTGTCAACCGGAACAATTTTTATATATTATATAGAAAAGAATCCATCAAAAATATTTTTTAAAATTATTAAACTATACTATTGACTATATTATTAAACTATGCTATTATAATATCAACAAGAAAACAAACCAAACGAAAAGGAGAATAAAACATGACAGATAGAATTAAAGAATTACAGAATCTTGTAAATGAACAACTTGAAAACATGGCGATATGTGAAAAAGAAAAAGATCGGAAATTTTTCTATGACGAGTACTTAAGGCTCAAAAAGATGATGGATGAAGAGATGGACGAATTCGCTTCTAGTCTTGCAAATTTCAATATTATATAAAAGGTCGAAACGGTGGAGTTTCCACCGTCTACAGGAACCGCCCCACCTGTACTGATGAGACAGGGCAGAAAAGAAAGGATGGTTATGTTATGACAAAGTACGAAATGCTTAAGAAATTGGAGCAATTACAGGAAGAAAAAGAGGTAAAAATTGATGGAATTTATCAGAATAGCAACAAAAGCGAAATTCAGAGTGCTATAAACTGCCTAGAGTGTCCGGATGATCTGCTCGACAAGTATTTTACAGTTTTTTCTTTGAAATATCCAAACACGGCGCAGACAATTGCAAGCGTTGGAGATTTTAAGCATCACGGTTTTAATCGTCAATATGTATATAGTACGGCTAGGATGATCTTAGCCTAGGCAAGAATAGACGGTATTTCCGGGGTTCGAATCCCCGGCTTGCTTTTACCCTGATAAGGGGAAAATAAAAAAAAATGGAGGTTTTCATAATGAGTAAAGAAAAATTTGAATTATTTGTATGTTCTTTGGGTAATGGTTTGACAGTATGTAATAAGGCAATTAAGGAGAACGGAGATTATAAGATAATCGCACATATAGCAGAATGTGGTAAGATTACATGGTATGTAAATCCTTTTTCATATGTACCTGACGAAGATATGCAAAAAATTACTAAGTTTTCAGAGGAAAACAATAAAAATTGGGAAAACTGGCTTGCATCAATGCCAGAAACGCAGCAATACGAGAAGCTTTTAGATGCAGTACCGGTTAACATTATGCTATATGTTACAAGTTTGGGCGGCGGATTGGGTAGAAAAATACATTACTTAAAACAGGTTTGTTACGAAAGATCATATTTTTAATAGCCATCTTGGAGCATTGCGCACGGTTCGATTCCGGGCGGTGGCTTTTGCTTTTGAACAAAATAAAAGAAAGGAGTATGCAACTATGGAAAGCAAAAAGATAGACACATTGTACGCCCTGTTGGAGCGTGCAGAGAAAGAAAAAGATGCCGAAGCGGTCACAGCTTTGCGTTGGGCGATCTTTGAACTTGAACGATAACCATCGTATTGGATGCTTGCCCGGTTCGATTCCGGGCGTTGGTTTTATTCAAAATACCACAACATTTTGCGATCCGGGATTGCTACATATTGTGGTTCTATGGAGACAATTTGTCACCATTAAAACGGTCAAGTTGTCACAACACGGATCAGATAACGCCTTGACAACGCCACTAATAGGCTTTATTATGGCATTGTACCATACCATAATATAATTATGCTTGTATGGTCTGATTGCGCCCATCTAACGCCGTGTGTGGATTTCAGCGTATGCAGTATCACATATAACCGCCGTATTGCCGCCGGTATTATGCCGGGGTTGTCCCGGAGGTGCGCCGGTGTGTAGTCGGTATGGGTACAATTGCAATTGCATTGTCTTTGTTGTTGACGAAGGACACCGGGAGGAAGAAAGAAATTTTTTTCTCCCGGAACTTTTTGGGGTGACATCTTTTTTTGGCGTTTTTCCCGGGATTTTTGAAAACTGTTTTTCGTGGGAAATCTCAAAAATCATTAGTACGTGATTACTACAATTTTTGTTTATATTGCGATTCTCTGAATATTTCTCAATAAATCGTCCAGCAAATAAATGATTTCTTTCCCATAATCAGCCATGAAATTACATAGCCGTTCTTCCAGTTCAAGCGGAATGGAAATGTTATTTTCAAAACAGAAAACGTGCGTGATTTCGTGGCATAATACTCTTTCCGTCATTTCCGGCGACATTCCACGCATGATAAATACGGTTTTCACGGAGTTGTCCGTGACTCCGAACGTGTATGTTCCGTCACTTCTCTGTAAGTCTTTGCTCTTTGGGTTTACGAATTTTAGTAACCATGGATTATTGTTTACCGTAAAATACATTTGATACCTCCTTTTGTCAAAATAAAAACCACCAACCAATACTGGCTAGTGGTCTTTACTGTTATCTCCAGTTCTCTGCTTTTCTCTGATTGATGAAAGCCTTGTACCGGATCATTTCCTTTTCCGCTTCTTCGCCGTACTTGTTGAACATTCCGGTGATTTCTTCAAGGTTATATTTCCCTGTACGGTGATTTCTTTCGTAAAGAATGTTCGGTTCAATCCGGTTCATGGCATCTATATACTGTCTCATTCTCTGCATCAGGAACACGGCGTTACTGTAGTCCCTTGCTACCATTTCCGGCGGTCTGTCTTCCACTGCCGGCGGTATGCAGTCCAGTAAATCCAGTGCTTCAAGCAGAAATTCTTGATATTTCTTTCTCATTTCTTACCTCCTTGTGCTCAATGCACGTTCTACACCGTCAAGATACCTGTCCGCAGCTTCCGCAAGTTCCGGAAAGTACTCTATAATATCCATTGCGTATTCCGGTTCTTTTCCGGTGCATTTCTTGTACATATTGTTTGCTTCCTTAAGGTTGTATTTTTCACCAACATTCTTAAGTATGCAATGGTAAATCCTTGTCAATGTGAATCCGGTTCTTCTCTGAATCCTTGCAAGTCTGCCCTTATTCCGGTTGTGCCACCCTTTGATAAGTGGCACTTGCGGTTTTTCTTCAATGAGGTCAATGTCTGCATCGGATTCCTTTTCTACCTCTTCACAGGTTACCTGTTGTTCTCTAGCGTTAAAATAGGAATTGACTAATCTCCTTTGCACTTTCCATGACAAATCGTCATTAAAAGATTTTACAAGCATCAGATAACCGCTTTCTGTTATGAGGGTTATACCTCTTGTGGGAATGGAGAAACCAAAAGTACGAATTTCGTCCTTTTGACTATTCCTTTGTGCGATAACATAATCTTCCCCCTCTACAAAATACTTTTTATTATGCAGAAAGTTTCTTTTCGCTGTTCCATCTGTTCTTTGATGCACTGTATCAATGTCCTTAAATGTAACAACTCTTTGACCGTTGTACTCCCTTATCTGCATTTCGGTGTTCTCAATGGTAATTACTTCATTCATCAGCAAGCACCGCCTTTCTTGAACTGTTCCAACTCCTTCCGAAGTTCTTCCAGTTCTTTCAGCACCTTGTCGTAGGATTCCACCATGCGGTCGTATCTTTCCTGTGGAATGGTAACCATTTTATATGTTTTCATGTCGGTCACCTCCTACGCTTTCGGAATGAATGTTCCGTCAAGGACACCAATAGCAAGCTTCATGCCGTCTACGGCATACATGGCATTGTTGTCGGTGATGCAATCCGTTAGAAGTTCGTCTAATTCCTCGAAAACCTCATGGCTGACGATTTCTTTCAGCCTGTTTCTAAACTTTGCGAAGTTTTCTTCGCATTTCTCCCAATCTTCGTCCATAATCTGGTTCATGTAAATGATTTCTAAAAATTTGTTCATAGTATTCTACCACCTTTCAATTAAAATTTACTTGAAAGAAAACCTCCGGCGTGATAAAATATTTCACATCAGGAGTTTTCTGGTTCTGATAAAGAGTTGCGTTGATTGGTCGTCTGGCAACTCTTTATTTTTTTGTTACTTTAATTGCTTTTTGGTATTCATCTTCAATACCACGTCTAACAACTTCCGATCTGCTAACATCTAATTTCTTCGCAGAATAATCAAGTTTTTTCAGAACTTCATTATCCAATCTAGTTCTTAGCATAAAATCTTTTGTGTTGTCTTTGATTTTTTGTCCCGTTTTAGGTGACAAAATACCACCTCCCTTTTAGATTGTAGCAACATTTTGTTCTAATTCCATAATATGATTGTTGCTACATTTTGTCAAGCATATTTTTAAAAGATTAAAATTTACTTGAAAGAGATTTTCCCATGTGATAGAATATTTCACATGAGAGAAATCTCTTGTTGAGTAGTCACAAGTCCGGCAAAACTTGTAGTGGCTACTCTTTTTCTTTTCCTAAAACTTCATCAATACCCATTCTTACAACATCAGTTCTTGTAACGCAATATTTTTCACAATACAAGTTAAGTTTTTCATTGGTTTTTTCATCAATTCTTGCTTTTACTTCTATTGTTTTGGGCGATTTAGATTTAGGTCTTCCTGTGCGTTGAGACATTTTCATCACCTCACTTTCTGTGGCACAATTAAATAATAATATTTGAGCCACGAAAAGTCAAGCACAAATTTATACTTTCAAATTTTACTTGATTTTCCACAAAAGAATGATAGAATATATTTATCAATCCCTTGTGGGTTTGTGTTGAGAGTAACTGCTACCCTAGACAAGTTCAGTTACTCTTATTTTTTACCACCTTTTCATGAAATTCATCCACGCTTTTTTCAATAACTTCTGTTCTTGATATTCCTAAAAAATCAGCACATTCTTTTAATTCATTTGCAGTTTTTTCAGTAATCCTTAATTGTAAGCTTACATTTTTGGATTTTTCATTTTTTGGCGGTCTTCCTGTTCTTGGCGACATATTCATCACCTCACTTATGCCATGGCATAAATATAATATATGCCACTGCAAAAGTCAAGCACAAATTTAAAAAAGAAAAGGAGCGGATTAAACCGCCCCAATTTCCTTTATTCTGCACCTATTATTTCGTTTATGTATTCTGCAAGTTCCCCTCCGGCTTCTCTCGCATCGGACTTGTTTTCGTCCCAATCAATTTCTCCTAGGGTTTCTGCAAGGTTATCTCCGGCACGCTTACCTTCATCGTAGAGATCACCATCATCGCTTGCCTTTGAACTGCTATCCATTTCCGTAAACGCTTTATCCCATTCCGTGTACTTGATGCTTATCTGCGGTATATTGTATTCGTCTACGGTTTTATCAAGAATAATACCCTCTTGCTTAATCTGCATCTTTCCAAGTCCGTCACCTGTCGCATACACGGTAACCTTATCCCCTGTAACAAGTCTAGGCTCACGGACTTCTCGATCATCAAATACAATCAAGTCACCGCCTTGATATTCCGCAAGAATATCTCCCTTGAAAATCCAACCGTCTGCCTTTACATCAGAAGCAACTATGGTAAGTTTAATCGGCACATCTTGATAGGTTTCCGGATAACGCAGAAGATCATCATAGGAAACTTCCACGCAGCTTGCAATAAAGCTTTCCTTACTTGCCTGTAACTGTTCGTTCCGGTAATGTGTGTAAATGATAAGTCCGTCTTGAAAACTCTTCTCGGATTGCGAACCAATATCGGTAACCTCAGCATCAATAATGCAATATTGAGAATCTTGATAAACAAATTTTCCACGAACGGTAATATATTTGTCGTTTTCATATTCGGTTGTGTCTTTAAGTATAACTCTTATGTTATCGGATTTTCCGGTCAAGTCATAATCCGTATAATCTGCTTTAATTTCCGTTGGTTCATCTTCTCGTCCATAATAGCAATAACAAATTTTGAAGGAAGTTTCCACGTACTTATTCATATATGCCGTACCGTTCAAGACCAAATCATAATAAAAAACATTTTCATAGTTTATCGGTGCTTCTGTTGGTTCAATAGTCGGACTAGGCGTTTCTACCTGTGTTTCTTCTACCTGTTCTTTTGGTTCTGAATCGTTTCCAATTTTTTGAACGTTAATTGATAACGAAAAGTAAGAAGTTAAAAGGCATATAACCAATCCGATAATTGAAAGATTTCGATTTTGTTTTTCCTTTGAGGTCGATAATGCTATGATTGAAATTATGACTCCGGAAAAACTAAGCATAATTCCAAAGCAACTAAAAACTGTAAATATGGATAATATACCAATTACAGAAGAGATAATTGAAATGACTTTCAAGTCATCTTTCTTACCTGTTGCTTTCGGCTTCTGCTGATTGCTTGACATAAACTGCTCTTCAAGTTTTGCTCCGCATTTATTACAAAAATGCGCTTCATCATTTGCAAATGTTCCACATTTAGGACATATTTTCATATTGATTTCCCCCTTTGTCATACGATGGGAAAATTCTACCATATTCGATGAAATTAATCAACTTTTGACGCTTTATCCACTAGCCAATATTTAGTTGTCAATGTACAAGAATAGGGGCATCTCTGCCCCTATCCGTTAAATTTTTCCAACAAGATTCGTAATTTTGGTACGGAGCATTGCTTTTTCCTCTGCGGTTGCATCGGAAATAAGTTCCGTCACATCCTCCGAAAGTTCCTTAAAGTAGTTTTCAAGGTCTTTCATCTTCTGCTCCTTATCAGACTGCGTGTTGCCCTTGTGTGCTTCTTTGCTTTCTGTGTACATACGCTTTGCCTTGTCGTAACGGCTTTCACTCCGGTCATGGATCGGGTATGACAAATCTGTGTAGTACATTCTTCCGCCGGATCTGTCCATGTCTCTCATGCGTTCTCTTTCCATTGGTTCATAACCGTCCCACTCCGGCATAAAAGAATCACTGGTTTTCAGGTACGGAGAATAATTCCGTCTGTAGGTTCCTGATCCTTTCGGAGCAAATCTTCCGTTCGCATATCTGTAATGATCGTAAAATCTTCTTCCGTCACTTTCTCCATACTTTTCTTCAAAAAGATGTAAACGGAATTTCTCTGCTTCTTTTTCATCTTCTTCATATTCTTCCATGGATTTTGCAATCCGGGAATAATACTCCGCTTCGGAAAGGTCTTTAATCATGTCTACAACTTTACCCATTTCGTCCGTGTTTACAGAACTGGCTCCTTTATCAAGTTGTGTCTTTGACAATTCGGTAAGGCATTCAAGCATTTCGTGTATTCTCTTAATATGCATACTTATTTCACTCCTTTCGCATTCTGAACCTGTACATCTCCGGACTGCGTGGCTTCTGCTGCCGGTGCAGTTCCGTTGATAGATGTAAGATTATTACTCGGTGAGCAGCAAGGTTCTCCAAGCATACGGAATAATCCGCCTGTAGGTGTCGTTTCTACGCAAGTACTGTATCTTGTCCGTGTCCTTAATCCGCAAGCCGTTACCTGTCTGCAATTACGTTTTGTAAGTGGATAAAGCACTGTTCCTGTTCCTATGGTAATGTATACCGGAGCATTAATCGTTGTTGCATCCGGAATTGACTGTCCTACAACAATGCAGACTTTCTTTCCGTCTGCATAACTTCCGGACGGAAGATTTATGATAAGGTTTCCACCAGTAAATGTGACCGCCTGTGAAATCACAAGGTTATCGCACAATTTACATACATTTCTGCAAGCCATAAATTTTTACCTCCTGTTATTAAAATAAGGGTAGACTTTCGCCTACCCTTTGTTATCAGCCATTATCGGCGAAATCTGACTTCATTTCAGATAAAATTTCCATGATCTTCTTTTGTTGAGCCGTGATCTTTTCCAGGTAATCCATGTTCTGCCTTTGCAACTCTCTTAAAATATCGTCATTAGACGCTTGCTTCTGGTCGCTTTGGTAACCCATCATTTGCAGCAATACAGAGAACACGGTAAGTGTATCAAGAAAAGACCAACCGTTGTTGTTGTCACCCATTATGCACAACCGCAACCGCTATTGCATCCATTGCATGTATATCCATAAAGGTTAGCTGCCGGATATGCCGGAACAGGTGTCGGACGGATTGCATCAATAATCTGGTTTGTCTGTGCAGACATTGCAGTAGTGAGTAATGCACTCTGACGATCCTGTGAAGCCGCTCTGCGAAGGTCGTTGTTCTCTGCCTGTAAGGAAGAGATCTTTTCCTGACACAAATAGTCCATAATGGCTCTGGTTGAGTCTGCAATTGCCTGTCTTGTCTGGCAAGCCTGTGTAGCCATGTTGTAATTGGTATCGGCAAATCCACGCTCAATCTGACGCTGTGTTTCACAGCAACAGGAAGCGTTCTGTGCTGCCATGTTACATAATGTGGACTGAATTGCATTGGTGTTCTGCATACCGCTTACGGTATTGTCATTAATTGCCTGTTGGATTCCGTAGCCGGTCTGCAAGATGTTTGTGTTGATTCCATTAAACCCGGTAAGCATACCGTTATTTACTGCATAGAAACCATCACATAATCCGTTTGTGATACCGTCAAGCTTTGAGATTACCGCCTGATTGTCAAATCCACGCTGGATGTCTGCCTGTGTAGCTGCTGATGCGACATAACCGCCGCCATTTCCACCGCCAAAACCTCCCCAGCCATTATTTCCCCAGCCGAAAAGTAAGGCAAACACAACGATGATCCATAACCATCCTCCATCTCCCCATGCACCGCCGTTGTCATAACCGCCAGTAGCCGGCATTACAGGCATTGTAAAGGGTGTGTTTGATTCGAACATATTATTGTCCTCCTTTATAAAATTATTTCATAAAGAGGTCTTAAGATTTGCGCGCACCTCTAATATGCTACATACCAAAACGATTTTTAATATTTTTGTACATTTCTTCCGGATTCACGCCGTTTTCTTTGCATATATTCCTTGCAATTTGTTCTATTCCTTTAAAATCTCCTTTTTGAGCCATGTTCAGTGCATTTTTAGCCGTTGGGTTTGACATAATTTGATTATTTCCCATAAGCTGCTGCATAGCCTGTTGTGGATTTCCTTTAAACATCTGCATAAGCTGAATTGGATTCATACCCATCATTCTGCATCGTCCTTTCTCTGCGAAGTTGAAGTTTTTCTTTGCGTCTGTGAGGTTTTTAACTGCTCAATCTTCTGTTCCAGTTCATCAAAGCGTTTCATAAATACCTCTGTGGCTTCGTCTGATAGGTCAAATTTCGTTTTTTCTGTATCGGACGGTAAATTGTTAGCATTATCGTTTAAAACAGGCTTAAAAACGATTGTAGCAATTTTGCCGTCTGCTCCCCAGCTTTTAACAAATATGCTGCTCATATCTTGCATTGGGAAAATGGCAACCGATCCGTCCATAGGTACATCATTAGCAACGATGTTTTCCGGCATCTGAATAAATTTTCCGTGAATGCCTTGATTTTGCTGAATGGGACCGGTCTGCATCTGCGGAACATAAGAATTGTAATTTTGTTCTGACGGATTCATCCTCTGTGGCTGATACGAATAATAATTTCCGACTCCATATTGTGGTTGAGCATTAAAGTAGTTCGGGTTCACATACGGTTGCATGGTCTGACCTCCTATCAAGTTTTTCTGATTCAACAAGAATTTCTGTTTCATCTTGTGTGAGAAAAAGTGGTTGTTCCGGAGAAGCTTCTGAACTGAAATTAAATAACATTATTCCGTCTCCTTATGTATAAATTTTTGCATAAAAAAAGACGCTAATAGTGACATAAAAGCGACACTTTAGCGACATTCATTTTTCAAAAATGGCTTAAAACCGTGATATATGCGGCATAAAATTAGCAGAGACTATTCGCCATAGG